TGCGCCGCTCGTCGTGTCGTTGATAGAAACCGCCATGAGTTCTGAGAGCGTGTATCCTACCGCATCTGGCACCCCAATGGTACAGGTGGATCGCTGCTTGATCTTGGTACCAACCTTGATAGGGATCTGCCCAATCATGGTAGGCACAACGGTCCCACCGATGCTACACTGCAAGCTCACGACATCACCCCCAGTTGCAAGCGCAATTCTTCAGTGAGGTAGACGCCCATAGCTGAGGCAAACGTGCGACCATCAATATTGAAGTAGAGATTGCTGGAGCCGCCCGTACCGCGTCCTGCATTCGAGAGCGATATCGGCGCGAGTTGAGGTCCTCCTGTCACCGGATAGACAGATGAGCCGCGTGGCAGAGAGAGAATCTCATCTTTGTGGACCTGAATGAGTCCACCTTCGAAGTTCTCAACCCCAGAAGCCGCTTGTGGAATGCTGCTTATTCTCGGACCAGATATAGACTGCATCGCAGACCCAAGGGCGTTCATGATATCCTGGAGGTTGAGCAGGACATTCTGAAGGCTATGAGCATTGTCCTGCGTATTCTTCATCTCGTCGTTAATTTTCCAATGGACGTCATTACCTGCCAGGTCGGTGAAATGCGCCTTGAGCGTCCCTATACCTTTGCCCGCATCCTCCAGTTGCTGATTGAGCGAGCGTGATGAGAGTGCAGCCTTATCCAGTTGTCCTTGAAAATATACACTTGCTTGGCTAGCATCGCGGAAGTTATCTGAGAGCGTTCCGGCGCTCTTCCCTGTGGAGTCGAGCGAGGCTGCTGCTGCTTTCGCGTGCGTGCTCACATCGGAAGCCGTGACGGAGAAGCTAGACGCCGATGTGGTGGTCTGGAGCAGGTTTGTCCCCAACTGGCGGAAGGAAGTGCCCGCATTATCCACGTAGGACGCCGCTGTTTGGACATGACCAGAGGCAGTGGAGGCGGCAGACCCCATACTACTTATAGATGACGCGGCCTGAGATGACGATGAGGCGGCAGTGGAGGCAGATCCCGCAGTAGATGACACGGACGAACCCAGGTTCTGACTACTGGTTGCAGCATCCTTATTGGCCGCACTCAAGTCTTGTGTCTGCCCGGTAAGCTGCTTGATTCCGTCTATCGCCTGAAAGAGGAGTTGTGTCGGCAACATAATCACGTCAAAGGCGGCCTTGAGGACGGGACCGATGTCATGCAAGATCATGATGATCCCGGCAACCCCGTCGAGCAGAAACTTGACGGTAGCAATAAGTGCCTTAAACGCTTCATTGAGGTCTGATACTGCCTGCTGCCCATCTTTGGTGTTTGTCGCCCAGTCTTTTATGTCATCAGCCACTTTCTGTGCTTCATCGTTAATGTCTTTGAGTCCTGGCAGGATAGCCTGCTCTAAGATCTGGTTCACCCCTCCCATTACGGCTTCCACTGCCGCAAATGCGCCTCCTGAGAGCGATTGCCACATCTCATTCCAGTTGTCTTTAAATTTGTTGAGCTGGCCAGTCATCGTGTTCATCTGATCTTGCATAGCACCAGAGAATTTCGATTCAGCTCCTGAAAGCATGTCATCGATGGCTTGCTTGGTGTCCATCGTTCCCGATCTGACCTTTGCCATAGCCTGATCAACAGAAGTTCCCATACCAGCCGCCAGGGCCTGCCAGGCTGGGAATCCTTGTTGGATCAGGACATCCATCTGGCGTTGGGTAATCTTGCCCTGGTCGGTCATCTTCTGCAACTCAGCGATGACTGCCCCGATCTGTGGCACTCCACCACCCATGGCGGCAACTGCATCACCAACCGCTTTCATTCGTGGAATGACATCTTGCGCATTCATGCCCATCGCCAGCATGTGCTCGCCCAGTGCGCGGATCTGATCTGTTGGCCATGGGGTATTGGCCGCGAAATCGGAGAGGGCTTTCATCTCATCAGAGGCAGCCGACGATGATCCAGTGAGGTACTTGAAAGCGACTGAGGCGGTTTCTGTCGCCTCATTGAGATCAAAGAGCGAGTTGATGGTATCAGAAGCGGATTGCGCAAAGTTCTTGAAGGAAAGGGCACCATCGATGATCGTCTGCCCTACCGCCATGGCTGCTTGTCCCGCATTCACGGCAGCACCGATGAAGTTCCCTATCCCGCTGACTGCAGAAGAGAAGGCAGATCCCGATGACTGCACTGCAGACCCTGCCGCTGCAGCTCCCTGTGCAGCTCCTTGCGCTGCTGGGGTGGTTTGTGTGAGGGCAGACGAGAGATCTCCCGCAGATGACTGCATGGCCTTAGCCGCGCTCATGGCACTACTAAGCGCACTGACAAAATCCGAAACGTCAGCGCTGAATTGCGCGGAGATCGCTTGTACGTTGCCGCCGCCTGCTCCTGCCATTTATTCTTGTGCTCCAAACATCATGGAAATCGCCTTTGCGACCGCGTAGGTCATGCGATTCATCTGTATCTCTTCGTCCAGTGCCAGATAGGCCATCCATCCCGATAATTCCGCCGATTGTTGGTCTGCCAGCATCTCATCAACATGCTGGTAATGCAGCCTCTCTGTTAGTTGGTAGTAGCGGAAAAGTTCGGGATGCTCAGCAAGTTTTTTTTCGCAGCAGTCATCGTTGAGCCATCCAGGCGCGAGAGGCGCTGACTCGTAAAGGCAAGCATCTCAAAGATCGCACCGTCATGTTCCGCCATAATCGTGCCCTCGTCAGCGGACTTGAAAACAGGTTTGCGCGTGCGCGGATGCAGCATACACGGCTGAATGAGACGCCAATAGTTCCGCTTAATGTGATTCGGATCTTTCTGATCCTGTGCATTGAGCCAGGAGAAATAGATGCTGCGCTCCTGCCCAGACATTGCCCGAAGGAGAACCTGAATACCCCATTCAGGGACATCCACCAGCACCTCTTTCAGCGTTTGCTTCCCTGCGATGAGCGCCCGCATCTCCAACTCGTCGGCGGTCTCCGTCCAGGTCGGTGTCTCAGGCACTTGAATCGTTTCAGTGTCTGGCTCGCTGCCATTTGCGCCGGGTTGCACGTCTGTTGTCTCAAGTTCGGTGTCTATCGTTGTCATATGCTGCTTTCTTGCTTTTTTATTAGGATGTCAGGAAAAAGGCATCTCTTTCCACTGAGAAGCTGATGGATTGTGTCTGCATGTTCTGTGCATCGGTGGCCGGGGAAACATCGGTCACACGGATATAGCACTGCCATCGCACATTGTTGCCCTTGTCCACGAACAGTTGTGCGACCAGGATGTTACCGATCTCCTTTGAGAGCCTGTCGTCGTTGCGGAAGGTATCGATCTTTCCAGTGCCGCCACGCGTGGTCGCCAGATAGGTCTCCCACTGGCCCGTTGCCTGGAACGACGTGGTCTTCGCCACGTTGCCCTTGAGCGAAAGCGCCCATTTCGAGGTCCAGTCGTACTGTGTGGCCAAGAAGTAATTGAAGGTGGCGCGCACAAAATTATTTGTCCCTGGCACCCGCGCCGTGTTAAACACGATCTTGCCGATCGCCCATTGGACGGTGTAGTCGGTGACCGTGACCCATGAGCTGCTACCATTGGGGCTGTTTTGTACGGTGATGCCCGCGCCGATGTCCATAAAAGGATGCACCGACGCGGTGTAATTGATATGATCGCCGCTGTCTGTAAATGACTCGTTGGTAGCCGTCACGCTCGGCGTCGAAGTCATCCACACATCGGACGAGACGCCAGCCAGCACGCCCATATGCGCGCTCCTTTCTCATCCGATTTTAGGTGAAGGTGCAGGCCCCGGTTCCGGTAAAGCTGAGTTTGGTCAAGTTCATGTTTTGCGCGTCAGCACTTGGGTCGATCCCGGTTAAGATCGCAGATCCAGACCAATGGTGGGTCCCGTCTATATCCATTTCTAAGGTGAAGGTGCTGTTGAGCCCGTTATACAAAGCGACTTGCCCATTCGTGTCGCCTGCATCAGTCCATCCGTCGATCGTGGCCGTCCAGCCTCTGATCGTGGCGGTGTTGGACTCCCAGGAGCCTGACGCGCCGAATGCGGTGGTTTTTGCGACGTTGCCCTTTTGGGATAACGCCCACTTTTGCATATTTGCGACGGTATTGGCGCCGTTCTTGATCGCGCCCCCGACGCCAGCAGCAGGATAGGCCATCTACTCATTCTCCCATCATCCCCTGCCCAACCAAGCAATCCGGTCCTACTCGGCCTCATTTTCAGAAGCTCGGAAGCCGCCCAATTCCTTGGCTGGGCACGAGATACGAAAGTGACAATCAAAGTTCTAGGTATTGAATGCTTCAGGTAATCGCTGTTGTAATTGCTGATCCATGAATTCGAGCGCGGGAGTGAAAAACGGCTGTGGAGCCATGTGGCGAGTCCCGAATTCAACAAACACACAATACGGTGTATCATTGGAAAGCGTAGCGCTCATTTCGTCTAGTGTCAGCGTATTGGCAGCTTTAAGTCGCCCTGTGCGAACAGGAGTCAGACTATTCATAAGATCGAGCGCTTCGGCTCCAACATCGGCATAGATTTGGCTGATGCTATGCGGCGTTTGCTCCCGTACCTGTGTCAAGGATGAGATCAGATTCTCTAGCCCGCTCCAGATCACTCCAAATGCTGACATGTCTACTCCTTACGCGATACTTACCCGTATCCTATACAGTCCGCCGATGTTCGCCCATTTTTCGCCCGTGACCGTTTCATCCACGAGTAACGGTTGCTCACGGTAGCACGATTTGATGAGACCACCACTGATACCTATCGGGACCGCCGTCGTGATCAACGTATCGAGACGCGCCGCAGCCGTTGCCAGGTCGGCGGAGTTATTGGCAGGCCCTACCACTTTTGCCTGATAGAGCATGCTCGTGAGTGCCCGCACGGCCCCAAAGGCTATGCTGTCTGTCCCTGCCTGGTGTGCGATGACGATGAACGGTGTGGCTGTCCCCGGATCGGCTAATCCGCGCCACACGCCTCCTGGCACAAGCGCGGTGAGCGCGCTATCCACCGAGAGTGCGGCGTAGAGATATTCAATGCCGAGCATCACCTCAGAGAGAGCCATCACTCACCTCATTCATAGGATTTCCGTGCATAACATCGTCGAGAGCATATTGTAGCTTTGTGGCGAGAGATCCACCTGCGCGACCAGCGTCTTGCCCGCAATCAGCAAGTGGTCCTGGCGCTGCACATTCGTCCCGTACGGCAATTGCACCTTCCACGCTGCTAGAGAACCAATCAGAAAGGCGTAATTCGTGAGTTGCCCAGCCGTTGGCTCAGCAAGACCGACGAGGCAAGTGGCAACAGTCGCCCAGATTTCGGTTTCTGTCCCGAACGCATCACGCGTGGTGGCCTTGCGCTGGATAGTGCAAGGTTGGCTACATGTGACCGCCGCCGCGTCTGCTCGGATAGAAGCAATCTCTGCCGTTGCAAGGATACCTTCGGACATTGTTTACCTCCCATCTCCACTTCCCATGAAGTCGATCTCCGTAGGCGCAAGTGAGACGGCGTTTTGCCCCACGTTGATATCACTCCTGGTTGCCGCAATCACCCCAGCTCGCTGCTTCATGCGATAGCTCTTTGCCAGCGTTTGGAGCGCCGTAGCAGCTTGCGCCCGCTGCAACGATTGGCCATCTACCGTGACGCTGTAGGAGAGGACCCAGCGAGCTGACCACCGCTCTAGCAGATCTGCAGCAGTACGATAGACATCGAATAATTTGCCAGTGATATAGACTGGCGGCAACGTTGTCGCAGCGAATTGGAAGTGTCCCGCAATTGGCTCTACTGCACTCGGCGTTACCACAGTAACCAAGAATTGCTTCAGAACGTAGTCATCTTCCCACCCACCCAGTTGCGAATAATAGTTCAGGTATTGGATCGTTGACCCTGTAAAGGTCGGTTTCGGGATGAGGGGCATATTCACGATATCGCTACGTCCCTCGTCCAGCACATCTTGAATATCCTGATCGAGGAACTGCATGGATGTGCTGAGCGGATCATTGATCAGTAAGCGAACACGGCTGATCAGTGCCGCCATAGTCGATCGTACAGCCATTGTGTTCGCCTCCTTTCAAGTTTTATCGCGGCGCCTACGGCCTGGCCAGCAACAGATCAGAGAAGTACGTGATGGTATCGGTGTGTGCAGTGCTGCTCAACACCAATGTCAGGCGGATCTTGATCTGATTGGCTACGCTCGTTGGACTGACTTCAAATGGGATGAAGATTTCGCCCGACAGGGCCGTAGTGGCCAGAGGCCCGATGGTAGGTGCAAACGCGGTGGCAGTGTACGTAGAGCCACCATCGTAGCTCACATCGATGTTGAACTGAGCGGTATCCGAACCGGAAGCCGCAGTAGCTGCGCTATAGATCACGCGTGCCTTGAGTCCGCGCCGGGGCGTACCAGTAGGCAGGGTGATTGCAGTGTTATTGACAGGTGTGGTCGTGCTGGTAATCGGTGAAGCTGAAGTACCCGCAAGAGCTAAAAGTGCATCAGATGGCATGTGCGTATTCCCTTTCCGTCTTACGACAACTTCAGCCCATAGAGGCGACCAATGCTACGAGTTGACGCATTATTGAAGCCAATGGCCCAGTCGATCAGGGTGCGATAGATCGCACCATTGTAGATGAGCCCGAGGTCTTGTACGTTGGGCGGATTGAACTGCCAGCCACTGAAGTGGTTCACGTCGTAGTTGACGGCGTAGAGGCTGGTATAGGTGCTCGTGGTGTCCGAGAGACCATCGCTCGTTTCCGTGGAGGTGATAATACGAGTGCTTTGGTCAGCTTTGTAGCCAGGATCACGGATCACCGCGCCTTTATACATCTCAACGGTGCGATTAAACATGTCCTGCATGACGCTGAAACCACCACTCGTCCCCAGGTTCCTCACAGCGAAGTTGAGACGGCGTTTCATCGTGTCGTTCGCGTAGATGATGACGCCAGTCCCTGTTGGGCTATCCACCGACCAGAGGAGCTGGTCCAGGAACTCAATCAACTTGTTGCCGTTGGAAGGGGTGGTGCCGAGTGTTGCTTGAGTGAGGTCAAGTCCACCGCCATTGATCAGGTTCTCGGGACGGACACCGAACGTGCCGCCGTTCGCAATACGGTACTTGATACCGACAGGGGCGTTGACATCGCCAGTTACGTGGTCGTTCTTGAAGAATTTGTAATTGATATCGTAGGTGAGCGCCTTGAGGTAGGCCTCTGCCTGAATCGCTCGTGGCTCGACGATTTGGTTTTCATCCTCAACAATAAACTTATCTACGTCGATATAGTTGCGGATGATGTACGCTTGCTCCTGGTAAGGAGTCGGCGTGCCTTTGGTGGTTACACCTTCTGCGTTTAGCTGGCTCCAGTTGACCGTTGGCAAGTTGCCTTCAAAGCGCACGCCATTAATGATAAGTGATTTCTTCGTCACCAGCGGCACGTCCTGAATGACGTTGCCGTAGTCGATGAGGGAATAGGTCACAGCCTGCACGAGCGGGTTGTTGCTCATCTGTGCATAATCGGCAAGCGTGACGGTCCCGGTTCCAATGGCCATCTACTCATTCTCCCATCATCCCCTGCACAGCATCTGAGCGTCCCAGGTGCTAGGCACGAGATACAAAAGACGATTATTCTTGCCCCAGTTCAGGGCTGATACCTCGATGGTGTGCCAGGCGGTACGAATACCCCTGGATCACTCAAGCGCGGTGGCCGTCCAGGTTGGGCGCTTGGCTGCTGTATAGCCGTTCGACCTGGATTCATGGCAGGGATCGCAGGAGTCGTTGGCTGATTGGGCGTTGACGGTGCCTGCTGGCTGGAAGCGTGAGCCAACTCTGGCATCGATTTGACCAACTTCTCTAACAGCTTATCTATATTCTTAGGAGATCCGTTCTCTTCGTATTCGATCTCGGACCAATCTAAAAGTTTCGCTGCTATCTCTGGGCGAATAAACTTGAGCCGTGCCGCATGCCTCTCGACCGATTGATGGACCCTGAGTTCCTGCGTCTCGCGGACCAGGGCATCATGCTGAGATTGGAGGTCTGCGTGCTGCTTCTTTATGCGCTCAACTTCGCTGAGTTGTGCTTCCTGAGCCTTTTTCTCTGCTTCCTCATAGCCTGAGAGCTTCTTGCGATGTCTATCGCGTTCTTCTACGGCATTTTTATGAGAATGCTCAAGTTCTGCAATGCGTGCCAGCGCTTCCTCAAGCGTCGTGGTTGCGGGCTTCGTCGTTGGCGTCGCGCCAGCGGGAGCCGGGGTGCCCATCACGGGCTGATCTGGATTGGGCGTCGCGCCTGCCCCAGATGAGGGATCTTCGTTAGTCATAGTATAGCTTGCTTCCTTCTATCCTGTCAACGTCTTCTCAGGATGTGAAGATGTTCTTTACGCCAGCAGTCATATCCTGCTGGATTATTGCTAGTTTCTGCGTGAGATCGATCAGAAGAGCCCTGGTCGTGATCACCTCAGTAATCGTATCGTCCAGAACCACATCCCACTCATCGTCCGGCTTTCGCTCCTTCCCGGTGACGAGCGCACTGAGCGCACCTCGCATCTCTTCTTCTGTTCGGCGCTTATGGACAGGTTTTCTCTGCTCGCTTATTTTTGCCATTACATCATCCTCTTCAGCGAATCAGGGATGTCCATTTTTGCCGCACGATAGGCGCGCGCGAGTGCATTTGCTGCCTTCTTCTTTGCATCGGCAGGAACATCCTTGAGTCCACCACGTGCGCCATTTAATGCGCCAGTAGCGGGACCTAGCGCGTTGCTGTTGATATCCCCACCTGGTTCACGGATTGGTAATTTGCAGTTATCCTGAGTCCAGGTACTGCGACTCCCAGTATTTAGGTTGATGAGGCAGGAATCGCAGTACGAAGGTGTGTCTGGCCAGCGTGATGCTGAGCCGTCCCACGGTTGATTCGTAACTGCCATATCAGTTTCCTTTCTTGAGTTGAGGTGGTTGCGTCTTCACTGGCGGCTTCGACTTGCCAGCATTCGGATTGTTGGCCTTAAGCCTCATGTCAGGCTTGGTGCCCTTACTTGGCTTTCCACCCATAGATCATGCTCCTTTCAGAGTCCAAAGAGTGTTGCCACGACAAAAACAAGCGCCAGAACGGCAATAATGCCATAGCAAATCGCCCGGATAACGCCATGAGCGATAATCGAGCTGATTGCTAAGTCTGCGAAACGCACCAGGATGGCAGACACGATGATGAAAAATGGTTGAATGAGTATTCTCACGCGTGATTCCCTCCTGGTCCTACTTGCAGCCCCGGTGTAGGCATTGGCGGCTTTTGCCCTGGCAGCGCAGGCACGCCAGGGACAGAAGGCGCCAGGCTATCCACCATAGGCATCTGTTTGGCAAGTTTACGCTCGTCCTCTGCCTGGCTGAGCAGGGCCTCTTCATCAGGATCATAGCCCAACTCGCGCTGCAGCGTCGTGTCTGAGATGTTGATCTCTTTCTTCGCGAGCGCCGCCTGCACCGATGGGAGATCGTCATGTGGCAACGGATTCTGCCAGGCCAGCGTGATATCGATATCGCCAGACATGCCATTGAGCACGAGTAGCGCTTGACTGACATCGATAATCAGTTCGCCATAGAGACACTGCTTCTTTTCCGTCTTTTTGAGTAACGACATAAACAGCAGTTCGATTGCTATACCGCTCAAGCTCCCTCGTGGCATCATCGAAACACGTCCGGTCGCGATCCCAGGAACACCACTCTGCTCATCGATATCGCTGCGTAGGTTGTCGGCGAACTTGAGGGAGTTGACCATATCACTCACAAGAGGGACCGCAGCAATCTTGCTTTCGGTCAATGGTAAGCCGTGGATCACGCCAGGTCGAATATCAATGTTCTGATCTCCAGTGCCTGTGGCATACAAAAGTGGGTGCCCAAAGAGGATCTCGACCAATTCAGCGCATGATTGTGTCAGATTCAGCGATTTGTTCAAACCAACCAGGTCAGGCGGGAGATCGGACAACCCCCAGAAACTATTCGGATTGGGCATATTTTGGCAGGGGAAGAGTGGCGCGAATGGGTGAGGCCAGATAATTGGGTCACCGGCTGCCACCCATGGTCCCCGCTCACCAATGCGCGACCAGTGCTGGATACTCCAGGTGATATCAGCGTCGATGCCTTCATCGTTCACCACCTCGTAGGTCGGATCATCCCCAAGTTTCGGAGGATCAATACGGGTGATCTCCTCACGATAGTAGACCTGGGTTGGCTGTCCATTCGTCTTTTCTGACGTGCTATACTCAATGCAATACAATAACACTGTCTCACAGTCCTGCGGCGCGGACTGTACAAAGACCGTCGCCGGGTCAACCACTACCAATCGAAAGGTATTGTTTCCACCTGGCACAATACGGAGAAGGGCCTGGCCAGATATCGCGCCATTCATGGCCAGCTTTTGCAGGAGTGGTAGACGTGCCTCTTTGCGCCCCCAAATCCGATTGAGTACCTTCTGAGCCTCTGCTGGCGCTCCTTCCTCCACACTGATTTCAATCTCTTTGCCAAATAAGAAATCAATGCCAGCGTTGACGACCGGCATACAGCGGTTAGAAAGGACGTTGGGATCGGTCCCATCAGGCATCTTCTGCAGTGGTGGATCAAGTAGTCCATGGTACGCCTTCCAGGTATCGGCGATGAGCTTCTGGCGAGTGCGATCGGCGTCGGTAATCTCGTACACCGGTTGTGCTTGTGTTTTTGACGGGATCATCGTCTGCATTATTTCACCTCACTTTTCAGGTTGGCCAGCCACTGAGATAGGCAGTGAGGAGAGCAAAAATGATGACCTTCTGTGTGTTGAGGATTGCCACGAAAAACGGAAAGCCATGCAGAAGGAATATCCCATTCATAGTGACGCTGGTGGATATTAACAGGGAATTGCGCATCACACATCTCACATTTGACAGTCGTTACGAGCATAGCTACTCCTACTTCCCTAAACTATCAAGATCAGGCCAGTGTCCTGTATAGTGCCTTCCCCACAAAGCACTCTCCGTCGCGGTCCCGTTCTGGAATGTCTGCCACCTAAGACAGAGTGCATCGACCATCTCAGATGGGAGCGTTACCGATAAGGCCTCCTTCTCAGAGGCAAGCGAAATCTTGAGCCCATGTTGATTCATGGTCGTTTCTAACACCGGGAGAGGCCTACTATCTTGATCTGGCATACCGATAACTCCTAATACACACGACCGCTATAATGCACAGTAGACGGCTTCATTTGCACACTTGAGTACACCTCCACCTGAAAACGCCACTCCACATGTAGGCCAGGAAACTGCACTTGAAAATGGTTGCTCCCCTGGATGAGATACTGCACCATCTTCTCTTGTAGCGCATGGAACTCTTCTCGTTCATGCTTGCTCAGCTTCTCAAAATCCCCCGGCGGCAGCATAGCCGTATTGTCTTGTGTTACTTCCATGTTTCCCCTACTCAATACACGCGATTGCTATAGGCGACACGATCACTCCACGGATCTTCTAAACAGGACAGGCCTAGCGCCGTCGCCAGATCGTCATGCTTGCCGATCGATGCGCCATAGGTGTCCTTTCCAGCATCGTCAACCTTAATCTCATACACGCGCAGTTCTTCTAGTGTCGCTTTCATTTCTGATGTATCCGGGCCATGAACGCGCTTCCCCTGGAGCAGTGATTGCAGACGACTCACGAGATAGGCCTTGCCAAGTATGCCCGTACTTGGGTTGTACTTCTCTCCATGCGAGAAGCTAATTGGCTTTAAGATGACGTGCTGGGCTTCAGGACGCAAGCGTGTCTCTTTCTTGAGATCGTCATAGACGGGTCGGCCAACCCCTGTAACATCGATCAGAACTCGTACTTTGCGGTTTGCCAGGAGCTGGCTACAGAGCATCTCCGCTATATGGAGAGCCACATCCGGGTAGCTTGTTCCCAACGGGAGCCGCCTGATGTGGCGAATAGTATATTCACTTCGCATGACTGGCTCAATGCCGGTTGGTGGTATCCATTGGCCGAAATGATCATGATGCCCCAGCGTCTGCTCACGTCCATACTGATATTTTCCTGTATGGACCTGGGTTACTTCTGCAATAGCAATGGCTGTAGGGTCGTGAATTTGTCCTACATCTACACCGATGCAAATAGGATTGAGAGTATCAATCAAAACTGCCATGTTTCCACCTTTGGATCGACAATCTGCTCAATATCCTCGCTACGGAAGGCCGATGTCTGAGCGTCCAAAAACTTGCACATGTTCTTGTTCGAACCACCACTGTCCCATGCTTTCCTTCTCTTCTGCAAGGAACTCAGGAGAGATGCGTGGGCACTCTGTAGCAGGAATCTCATAATAGTCCCATTCAGACCGCTGTTTGTATGCCTCATAGAAGAAGCCACGCGTCCCGAATGGCGTGCTCAACAGAAGGATACGCCCCCCACTCACAGCTAACATTGGCCGTACCGACATATAAAGCGCATCAGGGACACGACTTGCTTCATCTATGATGAGCAGTCGTACACTACTCATGCCCCGGATACTACCCTCTTTGCCTGGTAAGCTCACAATCCTCGAACCATTCTCTAATTCAAGACTAAGCGCATTCTCTGATTCCGCAGGCACTGGTCGACCAAGAGCGCGGTACACCTCCAGGCACTTCCTGAATAGCTCTTGCGATTGTCGCATGGATGGAGAGAGCAAGAGGATAAGCGCACCATGTTCGTAGAATGCAGTGTGGTCTGAGAGCACAGCCGTGGTGGTACTTTTCCCCACCTGCCTGGAGCAATTGAGTAACAGTTGTTGTGATTGACTTCTGAGCAATCGAGCTTGCCATGCATCGGGTTCAATACCAGCGGCCAACGACAGATGTACTGGATCAAGCCCCATAGCCAAATCAGTTGAGGCGAGCATGATTACCCTCCAATGTGGCAAGGGCGCCAGCTACAGCGACACGGGCGTCGGGATAGGGAGTAAGCGCGTGAATGATCGTCCCGCGTATCGTTTGCCACTCGGGTGATATCATGATATTCACCTGAGGTGTATCGATGTCACCGAGGAGCTTCGCCTGCAGCTCAAGTTGCTTAATCACGCGGTCTATGGCGAAGAGAGCCATACCATTCTTCTTTTCCTTGCCACTGCGCGACTCGGCAAGAATATCGAGAGTGACGGTATTGATGAACTTGAGTTGTTTCACGACGTCCAGACCCTGAGCTTCCTCTTTCGCCGTCTGTGATTGCTTAATGGAGTTTGCGACGTGATCAGCGACATGCCTCTGAACAGAAGCTGCCCCAACGGAAAAACGACTCGCTATGATTCGAAATGATGTACCGGCAACAACAGCCTCTTCAATAGCAGATCGCTCTGGATGACTACAGATCGTGCAGGTGCGTGGCATCTCTCTCCTCATATTTCGCAATACACTCGCTTGCTCGCAGTATACCCGAAAAAATGAACTTGTTCAATATATGAGTATCCAGTGATTGAGTACCGACAAGAAATGCATCAGAATGTATCACCAGCCTGCCCGTGTTACCGTTATCATCCATTTGCGTTGATTCGGCGTATAGTGATTCGTATCGAATTATTTGGCAGGAGGAATAATCATGCAACCAGGTGGACCAATACCACAACCGGCGAAGCGGAAGCAGAACCTGAACACCTTGATCAGTATCGCCCTCTTCATCGGTGTATTTCTGGGCGGGATCTTTCTCGGTCGCGTAACGGCGGTCTCGGAGCAATGGAATACGATCGTGACGTTTGAGGGGCAACACTCGGATAACACGGCGCTCTTCACCGTCCCAAACGAGTGGAGTGTGTCCTACACATGCGAGGATATGACGGTGACCCTGACGGTGTATGCCCATTATGTGAGCGGGCAGGAGCTGGTGGTGAATGCGCCTTGTGATGCAACATCACTGCTCAAAGGGACGGACTATGTGCATGGAGCAGGTAGTGTGTATCTTGAGGTGCAGGCGGCCGGCCCGTGGAGTCTGACGATTCAGGGATGGAGTTAGACATGACACTATAAAATAGCAACCTCCCGAGCTGATGCCCATGCTCGGGAGGTCTTTTTGCTTTTTGTGTGCCCGATTTGAACGGACGACAAACAGTTTAAGAAACTGCTGCTCTACCAACTGAGCTAACACTAGCAGGTGTTACTGTTTCCATTCCGACGGTTTTGTTTGGCGATTGCTCATGCCTGCTCATTCTGCCACTGAATGTACCCCGGCATGATGAATGATTCTGCAAACCATGTTGGAGCCGGGGGCGAGATTCGAACTCGCGACTACAGGCGAAGCGCCGATGCTACGTCTTCCTGGAAGGTAACAATACTACGTCTGGAGTAAGAGTCTGCTACTCTGATTGAGATTGAGCTTCCTATTCAGTCTGTACTCCAGATCGGAGTATACATCAGCCGAAGATGTAGTGCAAGAGTGGCTCCCCCGCGTGCTGCTGGATCACCTCCTGCCGGTTGGCATCTTCACGTGCATGCTTGATAGCTCGCTGCAATCGTTCGATCCTGGCAATCATGGCATTGTGCTCGGTTGCTGGCATCGCGCCAGAGTACTTGATGGTCTTCCACCTGCCTGCCGGGATATCTTCTGCATACACTTGCACCTGTGCAGGGTGTTTGTCGGTGGCCTCGGCCAGCACATGATTGCGCATGACCTTTTTCGACCGGATGGTTTCAACGGCAGGCGTGGCCCAGGTATCGAGGGCCTGGTTGTGCCGCCACTCCTCGGCAGCATCCAATGTTGGGATCGACTTGACAAAGTTCAACAGTTCTGCCACCTGCTTTTCCAGAAACAGGATATAGGTTGCGGGAGCGCCTTTGAGAAGCACCTTCCCATCAACGATGATATCTGCCTTTGCCACACAGTTGGTGTAGTCTTTCGTGGCGGTCGTATCAAACAGCGCCACAAGGCTCTCCTGAGTATCTTTCAGGACCTGGGCAACGGTGTGCTGCACACGGGTGGATTCAGCGGGCAGGACTTCTCCGCCGTCTTCGATGGGTGTATAGGTGCGGGCAATCCCTGAGAGGACGCCACGGTTTCCAAAGACGCCACGGGCATGGGCGAGCTTTTGTGACGCTTTATCCTTAATGTCCTTCTCGATTGCAATGACCTGAGATAAGTGGCTCATAGATAATTCCTCCATTTACGAGATAGTGCTGTCCATTCTATCATCCCTGTCTATATACACAAGAAGAAGCGCCGGGAGAGCAGTTCCTGGCGCTTCTCGTGAAGAGAGACGAGAAGTGAAGCCCGGAGGAGGACTCGAACCTCCGACCTCCGCACGATACGAGATGAGTTCTACCCAGAGCTCGTGCGGTGCTCTGCCCCTGAGCTACCCAGGCGTGTGATTGGCGATGGATGAGGGAGGAATCGAACCTCCAATAGCAATACCCCGGTACCGTATTGCCCCCTGAATACGTCAGTTTCCTTACCGTTTGGATACTCACCCGGCCTCAGTATAGCAAGCCTGGCTCACGGCTGCAAGACTGACTCTTGATCCTCAACCAGATACAGCGCGCCCTTATACTTCTTCCCATAATGTACCACTTCCACCGTCATAGACGGGCTGGATACGGTAGCGAAGTCCAGACCTGCTTGCCTTCGGGAGAGACATCTATCCTCCCCATGGGCACGGAGAGCGTGTAATCGGTTATTTTTACGTCCATTATTTCCTCATGCTCATGCCTTATCGCGGCACACATCCAACATTTCCTGTGTTGGTTCAAACCCCGCTTTTCGCCAACGGTAACGCTCTATTTCGTCGAGAAGACTCTGGTGAAATTCTACGCGAAGTTCAGTCCATGGTCTCCCTGTGTGAGGGTCATTTCCCTCTGGTGTTGTATGCGTATCTAGCCATCGCAGTTGGGCATATACTCGCGCTAATGCTGGATCATCTTTTGATACAGGCGGAACACGCTCGTCTCGCACCTTCTTCCAGTCAATAGCACTTTTAACGAATTCGCTCATTCTTTCGTCCTTCCTTCTCCTCAATTCAGTAGGGAGTTCGTGGCCTGGCTCCCTAGACTATAAGCAACTTATCCACATTGTATACACATTGTTAGCCTGTTGTGTGGACAAGTGTCTCTTGCTCCACAATCTCGACGCCCGCAGCCCGCAATGCAGCAAGGCAAATAGCGTCGCCGTTGAGTGCGCTTAAGAATTGCTCAAACCATGTGATGTAGGTTCTGTCCTCTCTCCTATATTTGTGCTGCGTCAGAACCTCATCAAGTTCAAAACAGAACCGGTGCCATTTCGCATCTTCCTTCATCTTTCCCCAAACGGCCCACGCAGCATCCATACTCGTCGTGTAGGGCAGTGGCACGGCTGGATGATCCTCATGCGATAGGGAGGTAGCGCCGCAGCGGTCACAATGATAATTATCTGAGAATAGTCCTGTACAGATTTGCCCTGGCTTCCATCCCATGACCTTCTCAGCAACAAGCGCATCACGCTGCTCAGGCGTCAGAGCGGACCACTTGATTGGTTCAGTCACTGGCTTGCTCCTCCTTATACAGCCCTAACCGCGCCTTCAGATAGTTGAGGATAGCTTCTTGCTTGTTTTCAGCCCGCCCAATCCACCACGGCGACGCACCATCCTCAGTGCTACGCACAACCCAGAGTCCACCCTGAAAGTCCACGCTCAATACTTCCTCAATCCCAATCTTTGGCACAGGAGGCAAAAAGTCGGATGTGATATCGCGATCCCAGACCTCATAGCGGAGTGTGATAATATCTTCGCTCATTCAATCTCTCATGTTTCTCCAGTAGTCCATGAGGACCCTGAAGTGATACATACAAAAGTATGACACACCACCGTCGTGCTCCAGCGTGAGATGAGCAGGCATTGAGCATTGCCCGCGCCCTTCCAGGCAACTACAACGAGCAGGTTGCTCGGCCTGGCCCTCTTCTGCCTTAGTCTCATCGATCGTCATCATGGGCGTATTATACCAGAGAGGGAGGAGCGTGACAGCAGCGTGTGATTTCTGGTAGAATCGATGGAAAATGAGTGGAGGAGAGAGTCGTGTATCACATGGTTCCCAATAACAAAGATGTGGAAACCTTTGCGATGAGCGCTTTCCATTGGCCGCTCCTGCTTGAGCAGTGTGGCACGTACTTTGCTGCTGTCTTTGATCGAAAACGCTGGTTTTACGTCTCAAGCGTAGACGAGAGAATGGGAGATAGCGAGGAAGGACCTGCCCTTATACTCAATAGTGGCTTTCCAATCACTGAGGAGGAGGCAAAGGTGCTGGCACGCATTGCCAGGAATTACGTCGCGATGCAACGCTTGCTTGATCTCCAGAAGCGTGATCCCATCTTCCCAGCCATAAAACTTCAGTTGCTTGATCTGTTCGAAACCTTTGCGGACTGGGCTGAGACGAGCGGAGGATTTCGGATAACATGAGTGGAGGATAAGGAATGACAGCACATCAAGTTTGCAGTGTTTGTAACAAGAACGTTGAAGAGAGTAATTTCGCACCTCATCTCCAACCTGGTGATTTGGTGATTTGTCGTGAATGTGACAAGATCACGCCGAATCGTTGGCAGGCACAAATGCACTACGCAAAACGAATTGTTCAATGGGAGCGACTCAAGAAGATCGAAGCCGCAGCCAGGACCGCCTTTGCCCATCTCTCATGGTTAGAGAAATGTGGAGATTTGACACGCGAGGAAGAGCCAATGATGAATGAGTTGAGAGAAGCTCTGACAAGCAAGAAGAAGGAAGAGGAATGATGAGCGAAGAATCAGCAATCGATAAACACCGAAAACACTGTGATTTCGTTGATAAAAATGTCCCATGTGAAGAGGAAGCGGTTTCACGATGGGAATCGACCCACCCGGCATATCATATCTGGAATGGGTCCTACTGCGCGGAACATATGCGCCTCGTAGAAGTCTCCATCCAGTCTCATCGTAAGCTATTAGATGAGCTACAACAGCCTGTAACGATGATCGATCTGGGGGAGTTGTCAGACAGGCCAAAGGGAGTAGATACCAGTCGATGAGTGAAGCAAGACGTATCAGGATTGCCACTGATGAGCAGGGACTTGCTCATGTCTACGTGGTTGGAACGGATATAGAGTTAGACAATGTTAAAACTTGCATTATAACGGTTAAACCAGGGAATATGCGTGTTGCTCAAGTCGAGATATGGGACCCTGATGTTGAAATAAAACCAATGGCACCCTGAGAGGATGAGTGGAGGGCGATATGGCAGAGACAGAAACTATCCGAATTGCTAAGATGGATGAAGATGAACGCACGATTATCACTATCTTATCTCCCGAAGAACGCAAAGAGGCCCTGTTAAAGGCTGGGCAGTTCAAGATACAGAATGCCAACAACCGTCTCCTCATCAAACATCAGCATCTGGGAGACAAAGGGGAGAATAATGGGCTGGCTACTCAAACAACATAAGCAAACCCACAAATGGAAAATCTGGTCAACGGTCACTGACAGCTATATCTCTGGATCAGACTGGCTAACTGATGAAGAGATGAAGGCCGAACTACGCCAGGAGTACGAGACCGAGTATAAGCTCCGAGTCATCGAGACCTACTGGACGTTCCCACATGGCTGGCGCGACAAAGACTCTCGCAAGATGCTGGTGGACTGGAAAACGAGAGAAGCGTTTCATGAGTGGAAACAACAAGCCTTGATGAGCGGGAACTCGGATGAGGAGATAGATCGAAAGTTCGAGGAGTTGACGGGACAAAGACAGACAAGTGATCCAACTCCTACACTCTGACGTATCTTCTAGTAATGATCATTGCGAGCAGTGCCAACACAAGCGTCCACCGAGTCCACCACCGTATTGCTCGCTGCCCTGAGTGATCCCCGTTGTGGTCGGTTGCATTGGTCCACCCACGCCAGTCGGTGGATACCCCCACTGTAGCAGATTTTCACGACCCTGCTACACTTGCTACAGTTCCATTGGCACCCCCACCGTGGTCGGGTGACACACCACCACGGTTCCGTGCATTGATGAGCTAAGTGGTCTACTCCCCCGTCAATTGCCGTGCTCGCTCAGCGCGCAAGAGAGAGCGAATAAGAGCGGCACCGCCATGCTCTAGCATCCACTGCTTCAATGCAGCCTCCATGCGCACCTCATAGCGTTCAGTGAGCATCAGAGGATCATCTCCCTGCTTCAGGTATGGCACATATGGCCAGACGTTGGATTGCGCTGCACCCCATGGGTTTTCGGGCATCTCCCAGCTCACCTTAACAGACTCATCGATCTGAGCAGAAAGCCAGATCGGGAACGCACCCCCATCCAACAAAAGCGAACCGCCCTGCTTCAGACGAATATCCAGATGAGCTAAAAGCCTTCCTTCGGAGTCCCAAACATGTTCGTTATTTCGCTCAATACTGGCTTCATAGCCCGCGCTATAGGTAGAAAAGCGCTTTCCGTAGATGAGTGCCTCAAAGAGCGCTTCGAGGAGCTTGCATTCAATCTCATTTTGCACTGGCAGCCTCCTTCTTCGCATCGTTGGCTTTGAGCTGCTCGATCATCTTGGTGAGTTGGGTTCTTCCAGTCTGCTCACGACGATCAAGCCACCATGCCGCCTTGCTCTGGATAAGCGCCCACTTGTAAGCACGAATAATATAGGGCGAGTCGGGATGTTCTGGAGAGGCATTCGCTAGATCCAGAAACCGATCCATCTCCTCAATCAACTCTTTGCGGATCTTGTCGGCCCAAGAAACCTGCTTCTCTGTCCCCTCTAATTCCACCAGCCCACGCTCCTCTGTCCAGGCGTCAACACTCAGGCGAGTCTGATTGCGCCGACAAGCCACACACGACTGCGTTGCCAGCCAATCAGCCTTACCTGGACGGTCTTTCTCTGGACCACCAATCTGCATCTCTTCACTGTGTCCACATTTGCGGGTGATCGTATATTTTGCCATCTCTTTGACTCCTCTTCTTGCACATCATTTACTGTACGTACTTAGTATACTCAATGTACGTACATAAGTCAAGGGGTATACGGCAAAAAGAGAGCGCGTTTTTGAGCCATCGCCAAAACGCGCTCTCTATGAGCTAAGTGGTACATACCAGTGATTCGTATAGTCCTACGAAGCCCCAAACACCAGCATCGAACAACTCGTGATGAGGATCGACCCAATAATCAGCCCTACAGCAACCAAGAGTACCAGTTTGTAAAAATCATCTCCCTGCTCTTCCATTCACACATCCCTCTGCCGCTGCACTACCCCGGATCTCGCTCGCCCAGGCCGACAATTGCCTATCCTGGCCAGGGCCTCAGTCATGCGCTGACACACTCGCCAGACGAGATAGGCAGTAGCAGCTTGAGTAAGAGTGCTGAGCACCACTACGACGCACAATAACTCAGTGTCTGTCATTGGTAAACCTCGTTGCCTGCCACGCTTTCAGAGCCTGGTCGCCAATCCAGGCCGTATGAGATGGCACCGGCGTGTGAGGAGTCATCAGAGGAGCAATGGGTGTCACGGCTGTCGCAAAGGCATGGCGATGGACTTCTTGGAGCAATTGGTGGCGGCGCAGCTCGTTGGAATGGTTGATCCATGCATCAATCTGCTCACCTGTATATCTCGCATCAGATCGGATGTACCTGGCCTGCGTCGCAGTACTGTACGACCACTCCGCAATAGAGCGGTTAACGGCGTGCAGGTCCTGGAGGGTATGCTGGATGGAGAGCAACAATCGATAGAGATAGTAGGCAAGTAGGCCGAGGAGAAAGCCTACAACCGTCAGTATAATCAAGAGGTCCATGTGGGCGGCCTCCTTGCGAGGCTATACGAATCCGCCTTAAGCAAGCGTTCACTGCCCTTATTATAACAGAGTTTCCAGTCTTTATCACCGTGTATCAGGGCATAGCTTGCCTGTCAGTGGTAGGATGAGGGAAAGACGATGAGCACGGAGGATGATATGGCACGGTTAACGGTCCTGCGATTTACCAAAGACTACGAAACGGTGGCCGATGCGATGTCTGGCATGGTGAAGGAAGCCAAAGTGACACGACGCGAAGAGCATGAACGGGTCTTCATCGATGTAGAGGGCCAGTTCAGCCACTTCGTCCTGGAGGACATGGAGGTGTGGGAGCCTTACCTCAAATTCGAGATTCAGGATAACGCTATCAAGGACCAGGAAGATCGCGCGGCACGCAGCATCCTGGCCAGCGCCGAACCTAGCTTGAGCAGCGTCCTCTTCAGTCCAACGATTGCTCAGGTGTACAGGAGAGTTGAGCATATCATCAGGACGACTACCATTACCGAGCGGATAGAGGGCGGCAAATCAGTCAAGCGGGATGAGCAGACCAGCGACAGCGATCCCCAATATGATTGGGTTGAGGTGACACGCGAGTTTGGCCAGAAAGTTCGGATAGAGTGGTAATCATTCGATTTTAGCGATTCCTCCTTTTTGCCGTCTCATCTCTAGGATAGGTAAATTGGATCCGTAGAATTAGCAACGATTTGTAGCACTGGCAAAACGGCAAGAAGCGCGACCCTTTGCAGAATCGCGCCTCTTGTGTGTATTCCTCCACAATCCCATCATAGCACAGCCATCAATTCCCCAACGCCTGCCGTATCTCCTCATTCTCAGCGGGGATATTTTTGGGGTGATTGGATCGATAGCGATACTTAGCCAATGCCGCCTGATACGCTTGCTCAACGGTTGCGCTCGCTTGCTGGCAGACAAACGTCTGGACAGCGTGTAGATTGTGCTCGCTATGGTTTATGGCAAATAAGCAAACAGTATAATAGGTGCAATCCGCTACTTCGGAGAGCACGTCTAACCGCGTCTTTACGGCCAACGCCTCACCAAGTTCCACATATTCGAGGAGGAGCTTTCCTTTGATGCTTTCAGCCGATTGCAGATGATCCTCGCCGCGCTGGCGTTTGGCAATCTGCAATGCCAGTGTGACGATTTCGTCGATGGCCTGCTCTTGGCCAGGGAAAGCAGACTGATCGAGATGCATACTAACCTCCTACTTTGGATCTCGGAAGATCTACCTCTATCACCATCGATACATCTGTCTGATGTAATATGGTGAAATGATCGTAAGTCACCTCCTCATTCCACCGATGACCGCGTGTCTGCCACAACGACCAGAGGTCAGCGAACGAGCTGGACCTGGCAGCACTGAGCCAGAAGCTCATATCCCGCCAGAACCGGCTCATGTTGGCACCAGTTGTTTTACCACAGCAGGTAGCCAGGAACACCGTCTTGCATTTGCATAATCTCAATAGCAGGAATGCGTGCAGGAAACGACTTTTCATAGACACGTTTCACCAAGATACCGCAATCCCCGTCAAAGTCGATTTCAACACGAACCTTCGTGATTTGTGGATCAGCGAAATCGAATATCACCTTTTGAATAGAGGTGTTACAATCTGCCATTTTATCTCTCCAATCCTTTCTATGTTGGCGCTATCACCCAGAAATACAGGATGATGGACCAGAAAACCAGCACTATCGCTCCCCCGGCAATCAACAACAGCCAGATGACTGCATACAGCATCCACTTCAGTACTGCCTGCCACAGCAATTTACTTCTTCTGCTCAATACTTTTTGTACTTCTCGATATCCAGATTGGGGAAGAGCACATGGGCCACTTCTGGCTGTAGTCCACATCCCATCATGGCGATGAATTGCTCATCCGCACCCTGGCTATAGCCCGCTGAGATCCCCATGTAGGCTTTCCACTCTCGCTCTTCGGCAAAGGTCTCTACTGCCACCACGCCAATTTGCGCATCTGGCAACTTGGTCAACTGCACCACGGTGGGCGTGCTAAACTACATGGAGTCCAGGATCTTATACTGTTTCAACATATCCCTCACTATCAACCACGTCCACCGCTCTCAGTGCGGCCAGGGCAATTTGCCGGGGCGTCGGGCCGAAGTTGAGCCAGACCGTCATGCTGGCCCCAACTGGGCAATAGCAGCAGATGTTGAGGGTATAGCACGACTGAATCGTCTTGCTCATTCTTCCTATGGCGTCAATGACACACTGAATGCTCGTCTTATCCACTGTGTAGCGTGGGATGAGTCTCTCATGTCCGTCAGCGCCGAAATAGCGCTGTGCTGGGCTCCGCTCCTCAATGCCTCCGCAAATCTCACATCGATGGTAGCTCTGCGATCCGATCATCACTTGAAACTCGCAGTTGCCTCGACATCGTGGCTCGCGGCCAAATATATGACGGTCAAGAAGCGCATCCAGATCACTGGAGCGTAATGTATCGATATGACGCCGTATCGTCGTAGATATGGGCGCTTGCTGTAACATGGTGTTATTCCTCCTGGTTTTTAGAAACTACTGTCTGATCCGTCCCACAAGGGAGAGGCACTTCGATCAACACCTCTGGCAATTCTCGATCAGCATCGATGAGCACAAGTCCCTTCTCAACAAGTACTCTCAGCTCCTTCATTAGCTCTCGCTCGCTCATCCTTTGCCCTCCTCAGCCAAAGCGGTCAGGCCTTGCATGAGCAATGTCGTAAACGCCTCTTGATACGCTTCGTCATCCAGACTAATCTTGTAGCGCACTGCCGTCGTGCGCAGATCCAGATTATTATCGATCTCAATGCGTAGAGGCCATGGCTCAAAGCCTTTCCCGAGAAACTGCTGATGCAACATTGGGTGAGCATCAGCATGCTTATGTTTCGCCTTGATGATCACCTCGCTGGCCTCAATGAGTGCGGCAATCGCTGAATGTACGGCAATACTGGTGGGGTAGAGAGAAAACGCGGTGAAGAACATGGAAGCCGCATCTTGCACTTGCTCGATAATTGGTCTATCCTTCTCACTGCTGACGCGTAGTTCCAGGGCCTGCATGGGGTCCATTCCAATCTTGATCATATGCCGCAAGCACTGGATTCGCCATGGAAACGCTTCGATCTGGCTGCCCAATTCCATGGCCTGGCGCACAAACTCCTGATCTTTCTTGCTCATACCTTCCGTCCCTGTTCTGCTTTCAAAGCCTCCACTAGCCAAGGCAACCTGAGCACCGGCAGCGGGATGTGTCTACTTGGCAGCGCGATCGGTCTGCCTGGCAATGCTCGTAGTTTGGTTGTTTCCTTCCCCACTGCGGGAAGTTCGCGCGTAACAAGGGTCGCTATATCTTCTGTGGGCATCTTTCTTCTCCTCGTAAAATTAATCATAATGACTCATACTTCTATCCTTCTCCGCCGTTGGTATCCTGCTGGCTCCAGACTCTTCGCAGGATCCCAATCAAACCATGCAGCCAGGGCCTCGCTGATGCTGCTATACTCCCAGCTCGTCCCTGCATATCTCGTCCCGATCACCACGAGGCCTCGTCCTTGCGCCAACTGATCGACAGCGATCGCACGCCCATCTGCCAGGTTGCGATGCTCCAGATAGGCTCCTTCAATCTTCATGATTGCCCCTGCTTTCTCGTCGTCGCAGTCCACTCACCTTGCCGCCAATGCGCCCGGCAGCCTGAGCTTCTTCGCTCGTAAATTTGTGTGCAACTCCCAGAGCGTGAGCCGCTTTTCCACCCATCGCTGCGATCTTCTTTCTCTCTTCCGGGCTCTTACTTGCGAGTCCCCTGCCTCTCCCCTTTGAGAGTCTTTTTCTCATCCTGCTTGCTCGCTTTCTACACCGTTAACATGCCATCAACGATATCCTCAAAGTGTGGCAACACTCCTTCAGGTTGCTCCATGCAGGCCCACAAATGAAGCACATTCCCGATATTCACGTATCGCTCTTTTGTGGGAAAGACCTGATAGCACTCCCGATGCTCGCCGATGAACAGTGTGCGTGCAACATGAAGATCCTCATAGGTTGGCATCTTCCTATTTGGTTTCGCCACGCTCACATGCAGCCACTTACGCCCATCCGCTTTGAGAGTGATATCTTCGATAACCGTGATACGCTGTCCCACCAGACGCTCCCACATGAGTCCATCACCCCACGGCTCAACAATATGCCACCCATCGGGAGCCGGCAGCCCGCTATAGGTCTTCGTTGTATCGATTTCAGTGATTGTTTTCGTCACTCTGCTTGCTCCTTTAACTCGCCTCTCAACTTCTCCATGATCTGCCTTGCGCTATCTTCCATCAGCATGCCTATTCGACCAAAGTCATTCTGCAGCATCACACGCAGCTCGCCATTGATAAGAAAGACATAATCAAACCAGACGCATGGGATCCCGTGATCATGTTTCACGGTGCAAGTGGTCGTTGCTATATAGGTTCTCAGTCCTTCCGGTACTGGAACACCCCAGACACGACGCACGGGGCACACCTCACCCACAACCACCCAATAGTCGCGTCGTTCGCGCTCATCAGCTATCGCCTGCCTGACCTCTTCTCTGACTGCTCCCTCTGTCTCTCTCACCCTACACGCTCCTTCCGTGGCGGCCCATACAAGAGCCACTCCTGTTCCAGGGCAAGATGATATGCGGTATCATGCACATTCGCGCTGAAACGCCTCGTCACTCGCCCTTTGATTTGCCAGAGGGGCATTTTCACGTTGTCACGATAGATATTGCCCTGCCTATCAAACTTGACTCCGATAGTGGCGATTCGTGCCAGAGGCAATTGCCCAGGCGAAAGCGGGGTAATCTCACCGATCCTGCCCTGCGTCCTCTTCTGCCCTTGATAGGTGATCATTACTAAGTCGCCCACGTGATAGCTCGTCGTCCTCTCAATCTCTGACGGACTTTTGAATATCAGGTAGACCAGGACAGCACTGGCTACCCCCATGCCTGGCAGGAGCATCGTCCCCACCAGGCACAACCATGCATTAATCAATCCAATACTCCAATTCAATTTCATCCAATGATATGAGTCCCTCTTTCAGCGCGTGAATGACAAGATGAACTCTCCTAAAGAGACCGAGCTTGTTCATAATCACGTGCACATGGTTGGACACCGTGCCCTCATGCACGCACAGGCGATCACCAATTTCTGCATTATTGAGACCCTGGGCGACTCGGCAGAGAATTTCGATTTGGCGCTGGGTCAGTTCCGTGTTGCGCTCAAGGAGTTGCATCTCAGTCCTCCCTCTTCGCCGTAATGTTATAGACCACCTTCCCGCCAGTACCATCATCAGACCCCAGCGTGATTACTATAGAGCCCCTACTACTAAACCCCTCATCCTCCACGATTGACTGTAGCGGCGCAAACCACTCTGGTAGCTCGTCTGACAGGTAGACGGCTGTGACATCCATCGATGGCGCGAATTCGTTCACCTGCTTGATCGTGACGATCTTCCTGAGCCTGGGCGCTCGCCCGAACACTGGTGATGTATCTTTTTCCATTAGTTGCTCCCTTCTTTCGTTTCCTCTTCCACTGCTAAGCCCGATGACAGACTCAGCATCCCCGATTGACCGTCAGCCATCGTGGACGTGATCGAGATCAGGTCATCATCGGAAATGATGACCTCTTGTTGATCCGACGTTGCTTCTACCCAACTCTGGATACTACTCATGAACATTGCTTGCTTCCTTTCTTGTTTCGTGATCAATGCGGGCTTTCATCCCTGAGGTCAGACCACAGAATGATGCTTCCTCCATGTCCTTGAAGTCGTGCTGGCCTACCGGTCTATCCTGCTCATCCAGGTCAGGCCAATAGTGCCCGGCAATCCAATAACCACCCAGGCGTATCTCCATGGCTGCACCAGGCGGAAGAGCAATACGGCCCTTCCCTGGAATAATCAAAAACAGTTGGTTGTCGTCCTCAATTAAAAGTAGTCCAGTTTCCATGTTCCTCACCTGATAATCTGATGCCGTGTTCATTTCCGTGCCTCCTCTCTCTTCTGCACTTCCTCTCGATTAGCAGATACTTCGAGAGGTGCTGTAATACCAACCTTCACCCGATCGCCTTTGATATCGAGGACAGCAATCGTGATATTGCCTGCAATCACAATCCTTTCCCCGATTTTTCTACTGAGTATCAACATGTGTGATTCCTTTCAAAATGAGCGCAATCGCTCATTTCCTTCTCAAAAATCTGGCTAGCCAGAAAATCCCTATCGCCTCCAGGATGATCCCAACTCCGAGAAGGCTGACCCATACGTCATTCATTGCTTGTTTCCTTTCTATCACTCACTTTGCAGGCCTGACTCTTCGCAGCCAGTTTGCTGCTGTCGTCCTGCTACATCCAATTTTCTTTTCAACTTCTACTGCCGTGATCTTCGGATTCTCTTTGTAGAGGGCCTCGATTTGATCACCATAACTCTGCTCGTTTGGTACACCTTCTTTCTGTTCGCTTGGTAAACCCCTGTTCTCCTCCCCATCTTCACTGAGAGACTCTAAAATTTCAGCATCCGGCGAGGGCAAGGCAAGAGTTGGCGATTCTTGTAGAGGGGTAACAATGGTTGCTTGCAACGTTTTTTCCATCTCGTCCAACTTTGCCAGTTTTGCCAGGATGAGCTGCATCTTCTCATCAGAAAGTGATACTTGTGCCACGGGTTGCTCAGCGAACAATCCACTAAACCGCATATGCTTCGTGCAACTTAGCGCCACCATGCCACCGCTGACGATCACACGTAGCACAAAGAGTGACCACAGCACGAAGCCAGGAACGGATGTTTCCACCGCGCCAGTTACTGACGCTCCCATCTGCAGCAGCAGCATCGCGCCGCCGACCACGAAGAGCAGAGCCGCCAGGACTGCATAGAGCCATCCTTTGATCATGTCCTTCCCTGCAAATGCAGAGAGGCCAAACACCAATACCGGCCCCGTCGAGGCCTCAATCGCTAATGCCTGCGTCCATGCCCAGGAGGTGGCCAGCCCTGGATTGTGCGCCATGAGCTGGCCCTTGAGCAGGAAGTCTGCTGCACTCACGATGACACCCACCGCCAGCAGGGGCTCTGCTGTCTTGCTCACAAATCGAAAGAGAAACGAAATCAGGCCATCATACCAATTCAGAGAGACAAACCCCTCCCATCTGGTGGACTCTTTTTGCTGCGTTGTTGTCATACTATGCATTCTCCTCTTGTCTCACAGATTGAACGGCCGCATGCCGCACCGCCGCCGCATATCGCCTGATCGCTTCCTGTACTTCACTGGTCGCCCGTTGGTAGGCATCGCCACCTTTGACCTCTGGATACATCTCTCTCATGATTTCTGTCAGCTTCATACTCTGTTCAAAGAACATCACTCCCACCTGCCTTTCAAGCTCAGAAAGATGGCGAAGTGGCATCCCCACTTCGGACTCCTTCGGCTCTCTTCGCAGGCTCTTTCGGTCCACTTCGTCTTGTTGAGCTTGCTCTGGTACATCCGAAGTGGGAATAATGCCTGCTTGCGAAGTGGAAACCGAAGTGGCTCGTTTTCGCTGCAGGGCAGAAAGCCCCGGGGTTTTTGCGTCGTCTGGACTCTTGCGCTGCCGTAACTGGTAAATGCCTGCTACCCCACCAGGGCCTCGCACATATGCCTCACCCTTCGCCAACCCTGACGCCACTTTCGGGTCCATACCCAGCTTCTGATACACCGCCAAATCATTAGGCATATCTGCCTTAAGCAGGATGCGCCACTCAGCAACAGCAATGGCCCGCTTATCAACGTCGGCTGGTCGCTGCGTCGAGATGATGCACCCCATACCCATACTGCGTCCCCCAGTGACCAGGCTGAAGAAGGACTGCTGCAAACAGGTAAAGATGGAAGGCTCACCATCTCTGCCCTCTTGCCGACTCACACGGCTCATGGCTGCATTTTGTGGCAGCCATGTATGAGCCTCGTCCAGGATAATTGCGCATGGGAGCCGGTCCTCATTCGCCAGAGACGCCTCCCATTCCCAAATGCCCGCCAGAATGTTGATCATGACTTTCGCCGCAGTCGTATCGTTCTTGTAGGACGTGAGATCGAGGACGACCTGCCACCGCTCATCCATCATCTGTTTGCCGAAGGTGAAAGCTGTTTGCGGAGTAACATTCTCTACGCTGGCCAGCTTCGGATTGCTGAAGTAGGGTTGAGCGCACAGCACCGCATACTCAGGCTTCGTGTCAAAGACGATCAAAGGAGCATCATAGCGGGCCAGCTCCTCACACACCACGGCGACCGTGTTACTCTTGCCCGCGCCTGGCTGGCCCAGAATAGTGATACGATTGCTCAAAAGATCATTGGCGTGAGGCCAGAGCAGCAGACCCAGGAACAAGCAATCTTTGTGCATCCGTCGCAATCTGGACTCATCGACTGCCCGCCCCAGATCAGGCGTCATCTCCTCATCGCCATCATCATCTGGATGAATCCCCAGCGCTCGATCCCAAAAGCTCCGACCTTTGGGCTGTACCTTCTGAGGCTCATAGACCGGGCCTTCTTCCTCCTGATACTCAGAGGTGGGAAACATACCCCTCACCTGCTCGTACAACTCTGGTCCATGCTTCCACGCCACATACGACGCTAGCCCACCCACAAAGAGCCCTGTTGGCCCCAGATGAGCCAACAGATCAAACAGTCCCATCGTCACGAATGTGCTCCCTGCGAAGGCCGCAGATTGTTGCATGGGGTATTTTTTCTCTTTCATCTCTTCGCTCATCTGGGTCTCCTTTCTAGTGACCGGACATCTCAGTGATAGCGCCCCAAATGAGGCCCAGCCCAACCACACCAAAAAAAGCAACGATAAAGGAGGTAATGCCCGCAAAGGCGAGCTGGCCACCGAACCCACTCGGTAAGGCCCCATAATTGAGATCCGTCCAGAAATTGAAGCCGACCAGGATGATTGCCCCGGTCTTAAACCAGCCCTGCCATCGCGACACGGCCACTTCACCAACCACGCAGACGAGATAGACCAACTCAATACCCCATCCCCACATGACTGCCTTACTCATATCCATCTGGAGCGTTCCATGCAGCAGATCGTATGGCTGACGCAGGATGCCCCAATCAGGCGCTAGCCCAACAGGAGATCCAGCCAGCATAAAAGCCTCGCTGGTTTGCACCTGGAGCATGAGCGCGAGAAGGAAGAAGACGACCAGGACGACGCCTAGTATCAGCCTGAGCAAAGGGACATTGCCCCCGTTGGCCGCAACATGAGAGATGACGCCCCGAACTTGTGACATCCTTGCCATGTTAATCCTCCAATTCGTGCGTATAGGTGGTGTAGTCTGCTACAAGTTCCTCATCACGCAAGATAGCCAGGAAGAGCTGATCAATCTCACATTCGATCCATTCCATGATGATGTAGCCCAGGCCACGCTTGTCAGAGATGCCTGAACAGACCAGATCAATCTCATCGCGCCCGGCGAACCATCCGGTGATCATCTCAAGAGTGGACCCTAGATGATCGGGGTGGACCATAATGTAGACGCCGTTATTCTGCCCAGGCGTCTCGGGCTGCTGTTGCGTTCGGGGGTATTCCCTGATTCCCCGAAACGAGTAAGGTACAATGTTCAAGTTGTACGTTCCTTTCTCATGCTTTACAATTCCCACATCTCGCCGCTCATGCTGCGAGGTGCGCGCCTGGCGTGTGACGTGCCAGGCGTCTTTGCTGCTTGTTACTTCGCTACCACCATTCCAGCGCTGACCAGATACGCTGATAGGGCGTAATGGCAAGCCCACTGTTCTCGAAGGCTCTTTGCAACACTGCAAGGTTGTATTCGTGGCCCTCGGCCGCCTCTCCCGTCATCAGATCAATGACGGCATAGTAGTATCGAGTCCACGCTGGTGTTTCCAGCAATCGCACGACACACACCTTGTCGCCCACAAGCCTGGTGATGGCTTTGCCTGACGGACTCAGCACCAGCGATGGACGCAGATACTGATACCGTTTGATATCATCATTCATGCCCTATCTTCTCTGATCTTCTTGCGACACCATGCACAACAGGCGCTCACCGATATATCGCGAGCCGGAAACTCACGCACGCTCTGATTTGACAAGCGTGCGGTTCCCAGGTCGTAGCAGCCTTTGTGGTAGTAGAAGAAGCTCGGTACTGGCATCACATCCGTCTTCCACGAAACACAGACCGCTACGTTCATCGGCGTCTCACTCATGCTCCATTCCCTTCCTACACAAAAGCGTGAACAATCGCGCCAATAAGCAGCGCAAACAGGGGAGAGAGAGAAACACATACACACAAGAACTGAGAAGTTGCTGCGTGCTGCCCTTCTGCTTCTCATCCGACTCTTGATACCCTGAAGTCGTCAGCATACGTACGACCAGCGAGAGCCCTATCGCCAACGGGATCGTAATGGTCCCGATATGGAAGATCGGGCTGATAAACCACTCCCACAAAATGGAGAGGACATACCCCATCCAGGCCGAACTCAACACAATCCCAATCACCACAGTGACGATCCATCCCACTACTTTCATGCTCCCTCTCCTTCTTCATCTTCCATGCTGAAGCCTTCCACCTGCACTTCGCGCACCTGTGTGTTTTCGCCCTCCGCGAAATGAGCATATTCACCACTGGCGAGCAAGATGCACTGGGGCTGGAATGGCGGACCCCCAGCGTTGTAATATTCCGATCTGACCGCATAGACCCCTTTGAGCGTGACAAAAACAGCGCCAGGTCTCAGGTCTCTGAGCGCTCTCCATTTGCTCCTCTTGCTCATGCTCCCTCTCCTTTCCATCCCTCATAATCAAAAATCTGGCTCATACTCTTGTTGCTCCTTTATCCTTTTTCTGAGCTTTATAAGTTCTATCTCGCTGCGAGACACTACATCTCCGCCTTTCCAGCCAGTTTGGCGAGGAATTCCACCCATACATTCAAAGACATCGCGCATCAGCTTGAAGACCAACTCCTGACAGCACTGCTCATGCAGGAGAATGTCTACACCCCAGTTTCCATGCCAATAAATCACCGGAAAGGTTAATTGCTCATTGCACAAGAGGCAGGAAAACATCCCATACTCACCTCTAGCAGCCTCGATAATCTCACTGACAATGTGGTCAAAATTCTCCTGCGTACGAATAACACCCATGACGCTTCTACTCCGCTTTCTTATCTCTCTAATCTCCCTCGACCTGGCGCACGTCCGGGCGACAATCACGCGCCTCCCTCATTTGCACCAGAGTGGCGATATCGCGGTCTCGCAACCGGGACGCGACGCGATAATCAATGCCTACCAAATCAATGCAATTAGAGGTAACCACCGTCGGCGCATTCGCGTTGTAGCGGTGATTGAGTAACTGATAGAGTTTCTCCATAGCCCACCCGGTGTCCAGCTCCGCGCCGTAATCGTCCAACACGAGCAGATCAATCTCCTGCAGTTGCCGAAAGGTCTCATCGAAGCCCACATCACTCTTGTATGCGGAGCGCAGATGATCCAGGAGATCAGGCGCCGTCTGCATGAGGACGGTATCACCTGCCACAAGTCGCGCCTTTGCGATGGCTACCGCCAGATGTGTCTTCCCGCAGCCAGTTGGGCCAGTCATGATCAGCCAGCCGAGTGGACAGGCCGCAAATTGCCGCGCCTGCTTATAGGCCACACTCACGTCAGGCTCATTTGTGCGAAACGACTCGAACGACGCATTTTTGAAGCGGTGCAGGCTCAGCACCCCAGAACGTTCCACCAGCTCATGCTTCCGCTTTTCTCGCTGCTCAGCAATCTTGCAGACGCACTTGACCGGCTTGCCGAAATCGGGATGACCTGGCTGCACATCACTGCGCGTGAATCCCGCGCCCAGGCAATAGGGGCATCGCTCTATCGTGATGGCAGGCTTAAGTCCACGCGTTTGGGTAGACTCTCGGACCCCGAAGGTGCGTATTAGGTTCCTCAGATGTTGCATGACGCGCCTCCCTTCAGATCATCGCCCCATACTCGGTCTATTTCCTGATAGGCCGCCTGCCATTGCTCACGTGATTTTAGCGGTCTAGCAAGCAGATCCTTCCCCCAGGGGTCGATCCAGGTCACTTTCACCAGCCACTTCCCTTCCACCTTTTTCGACGGGACCGCCTCTGCTTGATAGCTGTATCCCATCTCCATCCCTTTTGCTATCGCGTCGCGTGCGAGCTGGTCCGCCTCTTCGTAAGTCATGTTTGCCAATTGCTCAGTTGGCGCCGAAGGTGAAGCACTGGCGTTTGATTGCGAGGGTTGCTGTGTTTTCATCCAGGCATTGAGCACGTTTTGCATGTTCTTGGGGTAGATAATATCGTCCTTCGCTTTTGGTGGCAATTTCTTCCTGGTAACAGCTACCCAGCTTTGAAACTGCTCAAACGTCTTGACATAGATGCCAAGCGAATTGCATTCCCCGGCCAATTTCTCAGTCAGATTTGGTGGCACTGTGATATCAGGTAAGCGGCAATAGAAATCGTAGAACCTTTGACCGTCCTCTGTGAGAGCGGGGATTGGGCGAGCATTCCCACCATAACCCATGCCATAATGGGAGGGTTCATGAGAAGAAGATTTTCCATTAGGCACTGACGATGTGGTAGGCGGTACAACTACTTCCTCTAAGTTATTGCTTAGAGTTCTTTCTTTAGTTATTACTACTGATCGAGGTGCAATTTTTGAACCTCTGGCCTCCAATTTTTGAGGTCCAGGGGTGCAATTTTTGAGGTCCAGGGGTGCAATTTTTGAACCCCTGGCAAGCGTGCTGCTTTCTTTGTCTGATGTCCTACGAGTCTTGCGATCCTCTAGCTGCTTCTTCTCTTCTTCTGAGGGTATACGGGTTTTAATGCCGTAATATTTATCGATTCGCCCTAAGTCTCGGTCATCAACATGGCAGGTGATAACACCAACCTCTTCAGCTTGGATGAGCGCGGTGCGGATAGTATTCTCACTCAGTCCTGTTCCCTCGTCCATCCGCGTCCCATCAGCTCTTTTGCGCCCATTCACAAACTCGTCAAATGTGAGGTGGAGTTTCTTGTCATACTCTCCATAGGCCCAGCTATGCCCAAACAAGTAGAGCACCACGCTTACTGCCGCTCCTTTCAACTTGCGCATCGTTTCTACGATAAACTGGCGCGGGATCTTCACATAATCGGCCCCATCCTCTGGCGTAAGAAATCCGAATTCATTGAGCCAAATAGCTAAGAGGCGAAGAATGTTACCGAGATTGAGTTCTCCAAACGGGGGTTCTATAGCTTGTACTTCTATGCCCTGATAACCCATCATGTTACACCTCTTCCCTGGCCAGCTTGCCGTTTTTATGGAAGATCCCGTGGCAGTACTCACAGAGCGTAATCAGGTCTTTATCGTATTCATCGCCGCGTCGCTCATAGGTTCTGTGATGGACGTTGAGGCGAACACGAGAGGCATTACAGACCTGGCAGTGAAATCCTGCTCGCTTCATGGCTCTCAGGCGTCGCTCGTGCCATTCAGGCGTTTGCAGGTATTCGTGATAAGGCATCGTGCGCAGGACCTCTAATCGCTGCGCTTCGGCTTCTCTCTCTCTCTCCCACCGCTGTCTGTATGCCTGATCATGTTTCGCCCGACACTCTTTACAGGCACTTGACCACGAGTGGCCACTGAGCGCATATTTACTGGTAATCTCATACTGGAATGACCGCTGACAGCTCAAGCAGGACATCTCCACCCATGCGCTCTTGAGAACTCTGCGATTCTTTGCAGGTCCCTGCCCTGGAGCCACAACACGAAAGGCTTTTTTGACGTCACTTGCCGCTACGCGAGTATCAAGCCAGTACAATTGAGACGCTATCTCGTCCTGCAGATCTTCATTGTCGCCAATTTTTGAGGGGAGTGCGAACACGGCTTCAGTCAGTTTCTGTTTTGCTATTTTCAGTTGAGCTTCTGCATATTCAAGAGCGGCTAATGCCTCTTGCAACTCATCTAGAGCGGGAAGAGTGGGAAGATCAAGAGACGGAAGGGGAAATGTCTCCCCAAGTGTTGGATATTTTTTACTCATGCTTGCACCTCGCTGACATGAGGATAGAACGGTCTACAGAGCCATTATACGAACGAATGATCATCAGTATATTCCTCCTACCGCCTTGCTATTCCACTCAATACGATGATAGAATAGCAAGGGTATTCTTTTTGGGTTGCACTACTTAACTCCTAGTGCAACTAAACAGTTTAGTGATTTACTCCGATTTGTTGCTAGGGCCTGCTACATGGGGATGCTGCAGGCCTTAATGCTGCCTCTATGGCTTGATATCCGTTATCCTGGATACCAGCTCGTACACCTTCCTCGAAACTGCCGGGTGAGAGTACGCCTGTGAGAGGCGGATCAGCGCCCCTGAGAGGCAATCCTGGGCCACCATACCGAGCCGTCGCTCCTTTGGGTCCACTATGGCCTCCTTGAGCGCCCCTAACGTGATATCCAGTCGCTGCAGCAACTCTTCAGTGGGCATAACAGAAGTCATGTCGCGCTGAGTACACCGTTCGATGAACTCCTGCCTCTGCTGTTCCCTTTGCTCAAAGAGATCTTGCTCTGTCTTATCCATGTGCTTGCTCCTCCTCCTCGTGTTCACGGAGCCACTCTTGCGCCTGCCTCTTCTCTTCGGCAAAGAGGTCCTGTATTGCCTTGACCATCCCATCCCAGGCAAATCGGTGGACGAGTACCTGGTTTCCGTCTGGATCAGTGATCATGATCAGCAATCCACACTTGCTGAGATTGACTTCAGTAAGCTCTATCAGGTGCCCATCGGGTGCCCTGGCTTCGATAACAGTCATTGTGCTTCACCTTCTCACTCGCTCTGCAGCGCATCCATCCGCAGCCCATAGCGCCGTATTTTGAGCGCAGCCAGGGCCAGCTCGAAATTGCGCTCGTCCAGTCGGAGCAGCTCTATCGGGTCGATGTGCTGCTGGCTGTTGAAGAGATTGCCCGCCCACTGGACGAGGACCTGATAGCCTCCGCTGAAGTCCACCTCCGCCAGCAGGCCCTCAAAATCGATGCCATGCCGGCTTACATAGCTCTCTGCCTTCTCCCAGGTCGAGAGTTTGGCAGTCAGCACATAGAGCGCTGCGCCGTACTCTGGGTCGAATTTCCCGGCGTACACCTTGCCGATCTGTTGCATCACAGCCACAAACAACGCTTTGTGCTCTGGTGATGTGAAGTGGATCTCTTGCCCTGTCTTATCCATTTGTTTGCACTCCTGACTCCAATCGGAATACAATGCGTGTGATACTGGTCATTTGTTCGAGAATGAGCTTATTGGCGCTATATTCGTGATTGCGCCACGCTGGCCGGTAGGTGACCAGGCCGTGATCCCTCAGCTTTTGGAGCGCGGCACTTACCGTTGGCTGTGCTACTGGTTTTTGGTAATGCCTATCCAAACGTTCATTAAGTGTTTGGACGTCCATAGGTTGCTCACAAAGTATCTCAACAATCTTTAGACGCAACGGATCTCCTAGCGCTTGATAGCACTCAGATAAATCTACTGAGCGATGAAGCGATCCGCTTGTGGGCGACGACGGTTGTTGCATTCTGACTCCTTCCAAACCTTGACAGCGTTATTTGACAGCCTGGCCGTTGAACTGATGCGAACTGAGAGAGAACGGATGAACTGATACGGACAGAGTCATCTCACTTCCTGCTAAATGAGCAGACATTCGAGCGTGGAAGAAAGGGGGAAGTTAGAACCAATGGATCTGGTTGCTCTCCCCATTCCTCCCTCCTTCCTTCCCCAATCACTTCTCCGTCCATTCCCTCTGACAGCAGCTTTTGACAGCGTTACCCCTGATTTTGCCGATACAGGGCATCTAAATCGTTCATCGCCTCCCGTTGCATCCCCGGCAACACGTGTGAATAGATGCCAAGTGTGATTGCCACACTGCTATGCCCCAGCAGCTCACTCACCACCTTCACGTGGACTCCCATCGCGATCAGAATGGTGGCCGCGCTATGACGAAGATCGTGAAACCGGATTTCGGGCAGGTCTGCTGATTTCAGAAGCCGCTTGAACTGTCTGTAGAGGACCGTGAGATTATAGTAGCCGCCTGATCGATTACAGAAGACCAGGTTCTTATTCTCCCAGCGAGGGCCGGCTGCCAGTCGCGCTTCTGCCTGTTGAGCGTGATGGGTGCGCAGGGCCTCGACCACAAACTGTGGCAGATCAATCGGGCGTTTTCCTGCCTCTGATTTCGGCGTGCCCTCCACATGGTGATACTTGCCCAGGTTATCAGGCAGATAGGCCACATTTCTCCTGACCTGCAGCGTCCTCTTCTCCAGATCAACATCATCCCACCGCAGGCTACGCAGCTCCCCTTTGCGCATCCCCGTACCCAGTGCCACCGTGAGCATCGGGGCCAATCGGCTCTCTTTGGCGTGTACCACGAGCGCACCTGCCTGGACAGGGGTGAGCACCAGTCCGGTATACTTCTGAGTCTTCGGCACCTTCACCCGATCGCAAGGATCGAGCGAGATTTTACTGTGCTCGTAGGCTTCTCTCATGGCCATAGAGAGCACAATAAAATGACTGCGAACTGTTTTCGCAGCTAGCCCTTCTTCCAGCAAATCCACCAGCCAGGTCTGGATCATCTCTGTCGTCACCTTCTGCAACTTCACTGGCCCAAATCGCTCAAAAATCCTTCGGAACCGCTGCCGATAAGACACCACCGTCGATGGCTTGAGATTTGCCGTGACACTATATACCCTGAGCCACTCAGGCAGATACGCCGCGACCGTGACGGGAGTCGCCGCCACTAGCCTTCCTTGCTCGTAGTCCTGCATCGCCTTCTTGAGTTTGTCTTTTGCCTCCTTCTTCGTTTTTGCATAGACGTACTTTCTCTTCCCATTCTCCACCGGAAAGCTACCAACCCAGCGCTTGTCGCCGCTCTTTCGCTGATACACTGATCCTTCTGTTGGGCGTGACATGGGCGAAGCCTCCTCCTACTGTTCGTGGTCCTCAATCCATTTCTGGAGGCTGGTCGGACTGATCAGAATCCGACCATCCACTTTGACATGTGGGACATGATACCTCTTCACCACCTGATACATTTTCGTCCTTCCCAGACTGAGGAGTCTGGCCGCCTCTTCCACCGTAATTAATAATTTGGCTATCTCCTTGTGTTGTGGGTGCTCGGCCATACCAATAACCTCAAGCTCATATTCAGCACATTTAGCAAGCATACTGCATACTAATAGAGTGTATTCCTCCTAATACGCCTATCCAAAAGGCGTAGATTACCTCTCACACTCTCTTGTGTAAACGAAGGACACAATCTCTCTCTATCATCCCATACACAAGGAGAAAATGGGAATAGCCATCCTCATATTGTCATATTATTGACTGACAATATGAGATAAGGTATAGTTAGGGTGCAAGCGTGGCCTGGACGGTGACTTCTCTTTACCGATCAGAGCTAAGCGGAGCACACCGCCAGGCTGCCTAAGCTGCAATATCCCCATCATCGTCTTCTGGTGGGTCGTCCAGCGTTGCTGCAGGAGCAGCCGCCTCGGCATCCGGTATAATTAAATCTCCCGGTCTTACACCCAACGCAGTAGCAATTCGCTCTAACTGCTCAAGCTCAACACTTTTGGTAAAGTTATGCCAGTACCGATAGAGAAGCTGCGGCGTAACTCCAGCTTTTATCTGTAACTGGCTTTGATTGAGCTTTTGCTGTTGCGCAAGCCGCTGAATAATCAGCTTTGCCATACGTTCCTCCTCCCTTTTAATCTGTTATTTTTACACGTGTGCTCTCGTGTGCTTTTATGATACCCTACCTAGTGTCAGTTTGTCAAGGACTTTACACATGTTTTTAAAATCCTATCAAAATACATGTGTAAATGTATTGACAATAGTGTGTTCTCGTGGTATACTTCCTACATCAAGAGAAAACGAAACGCGAGAGCAAAGGAGATAGAAGCCATGACAACAATCACCCGCACACACAGCGCCAGCAAACGCAGCTTGAAAGCCACCGCTATCACCCCATCCATGAGCGTCTGCGCATTCATGGTTCGGCTGGATTGGACCTCAAGACAGGTTGTCAAGGTGACTGCGCATACGGGTTTCAATCTGCGAGGGAAGATGGTTGCTAGCACCCGCCATATCGTGTGCAACCACCATGTGTATGTGCCTGCCGGTCAGGTGCTCTTCTTCGTTGCTTCTGAGGAGCTGCCGGGCTGGTACTACGTCAGCGATGGCGTTGGTTGTAGCTGTCCTGGCTGTAAGAATAGCAAGAACCACACCTGCAAGCACCTGAAGGCGATCGCTGAGCCTCCAGTGGAACAGGTGGAAGTTCCCGAAGTCAGCACAATCCAACCGACCCCGGTGGCTGTAGAGGCCACGACAGTCGGTGAGCAGCGTGCATCGATGACACCGCAAGAGTGGAAAGCGATGGAGAAGCGCAACAAGGCGTGGCAGAAGGCGGAGAAGGCGAAGGACTTGGCGAAGTTGGCGGCCGTGAAGCAGGCCAGTGCGGCATAGGGAGTCGCCTCCCAGAAAGGACACGATGATGAAGAGCAGTATCACCTATTCAAAGAGCTTCCGTAGCTGGGGCTTGCATGCCAGCAATTGCGGTTGCGATGAGTGCGAGTTAGAACGTAGGAGCGAAGAAGCTGGACTGAAGCGGCAAGAGTTGCGTGAAGCCTGGAATGAGCTGCAAGCTGTCCCGTCCTACGTAGAGCAGCAGGCCAGAGCCTTTGCCAGTGAAGAGTAGGGCGGTATGTAATGGAGCAGTTGAGCTTGTGGGAAGAACCAGCACCAATCGTCTGGCACCAGCATTTGGATGTCCGTTACGCGGATGGCACACGCGAAATCACATGCTGCGACGATTGGAGGCCGCACGTGTATCGACTCGATTGCATCTACTCTGGATACGCGGAAGCGGTGAGAGCAGAGGACTGCGAAATTTGTTATCCGAAAAAGAAGTAGGCCAGCCAGACTACCTGGCAAAGGAGGGCATCATGGGACTCATTCTGTATCCCGATGGAACAAGCAAGCAGGTTAGCCCAGCCAATGGAGACAATTTTCGCTTGCCAGAGCTTCAAGCGATCGTTGGCGGGCATATCGAACTGATCAACACGCGTGACGGGCGCCTGATGGTGCTCAACGATGAGGGGAAGTTGCTGGACTTGCCACGCAATGAGCAAGCCACCGTGTTGGCTGGTTTTGCCTCACCTGCTGAAGTTACTAAGCTGTTACTGGAGCATCCCGACATCATCTATATTGGGGATCTGAGCGGAGAAGAGACGGACTATATTGCAGGGACCGTCCTGGTGTGCAATCAGGACGAAGTACAGTAAGGAGCAAGCGTATGACAATGACCTTTGAGATTCAGGCCATCGAGATGATGGCCGCTAAGCGGTCGACGCCGACTACCGTGGAAGCGCTGAGCATTCAGGCTTGTGTGGGCATCGGTACTGGCCTCGCATACCACCACGCTGGGAATGATCCATTGAATGGATATGTTTTGACCCATATCGCCAGTGGTGCTCGGGTCGGTGCTGGAATGGATGACGATGTGGATACAGAAGAGGAAGCTCGACGATGGTTGGAGTTGTGCGCGCCGTTGGCGGATTGGAAGAGTGATCTGAAGGAGCTGGCTCTGACGCTCAATCGTGTTGCGGTGAAAGAAGGCGTCCACCAGGCAGACCTTTTCCGGTTGGCGAGCGAGGCCTCGGCGCATGACTGTACGATCGATACGTTTGTCTGCAAGCTCGTTCGCGCCTATCTGCGTGACGAGGTGGAGATGGAAGAGAAGGAACAGACGCCATGATCACCATCGTAGCGCCCACCCAGGAGGCGCACACGGTCCATCGTCCGTACTGCTTGCTTGCACAGTGTTGGTGCCATAAGAGCAGCAGGTATCACGCGATCGTGGTCAATCGCCTCTGCCCTGAGTGGGAGAGGCAGGAGCAGATACGACAATTTATTCGACGAGAGAGAGGGCAGGCGTGAGTACGGATGACCTTCAGGAACTTCTTGGTACTGCGGTGACGGAAGAGGCTATCGCCTTTGAGGAGGCAGGGTTGCAAGAGTTAGAACGACGACTGCTTGCAAAGGACGATTATGCTTCTCCAGAATCACGAGAGCAGGCCTTGCAGCAGTTTTACGAGCTAGCAGCACAGTTACGCGCCACTCATCAGAAAGCGCGAAATGTGCGAATGGGACGCTTGAATTAAGAGGCAGGAGCAGATACGACAGTTTGTAAGGCAGATAGCACGGAAAGAGCAATAGTAAAGGTTTTCTACCTTGAAGGAGCAAAAGATGGACTTTGTAGAAGCGAAGATGCTGGGTGGAGATGACCTGATGGAATGGCACGATGATTCGCTCGATCCTCCACAGCATTATGTGTACATCAACGGAGATATCACTATCCTCTGCAATACTGAAGAAGATGCACATGCTCTCTTCATGGCGTTGCAGAAGGCGAGAACTATTCGGATCGAAGAATAGGAGAAGAGCAATGGAGAAGAAGCCGACGCAGCGGGCCTTTACCCGCGCCGATCTTGTAGAGTTCTTTAACTCGTTCTGGGGCAAGCAGAAGGATCCTCACAATGAGATCCAATCCATCAGCTTGTTGCCAGAGATCCAGCCAGGAGGATGGGAGATTGAGTATATGGCGACGTGGGAGAAGGGTACAGACTATGAACACACGCGTTCTTACACGCTCACGGTCCTCCAGCTCATGCGCTATGATGGCCCGCCCTACCTTAATTTGCCGCAGAAGGTCGATCTCCCGGCAGACGAGGAGAAAAGCGATGAATGAGCCTATCCTCATCTTGCCAAGCTTCTATCCCTACCAGTTCGCAGAGGGAGAGACACCGCTCATCGTTATGGAAAGGTGGGCAAAAAAGGCCAGCAAGCAAGACCAGGACACCGCAGAGACACCCACAATTGTAGAGTCGAGTGGACAAGATGCTGACTCTACAATTGGACAGCCTGATCCAATGGCTTAGTTTTGTCGTATATTCTACGTAGGAAAATGGGAGATCGTGATGAACACTCCAGTCACCAATGGAACGCGAGCGGTTGCTCGTACCCAACAACAATTTACTGCTGATCAGTTGACTCTGATTCGCACCACGATTGCAAAAGGCACCACGCCTGAGCAATTCAACCTCTTTCTCGAAGTGTGCAATCACTATCGATTGAACCCGTTTGCACGCCAGATCTACGCTGTGGTACGCCAGGGCCAGATGACGGTACAAACATCAATTGATGGGTTTAGGCTCATGGCTGAGCGCACTGGCAAATATGCTGGCCAGATCGGTCCTGAGTGGTGTGGCGAGGATGGCCAATGGGTGAATGTGTGGTTGAAGAAAGAGCCACCAGCAGCAGCTCGTGTTGGCATCCTACGCAAAGACTTTGCCCAGCCGGTATGGGGAGTTGCACGCTACAGCAGCTACGTCCAGGAGTCGGGACCGCTCTGGCGGAAGATGGGAGATGTCATGATTGCGAAATGCGCGGAATCGTTAGCCTTTCGTAAAGCCTTTCCTGCTGAAATGTCAGGTATCTATACCCATGAGGAGATGGACCAGGCGGATCGTGAACCTATACCGACGGTCACGATTGAGGAAGTGCCAGCAGAAGACAATAACGCTTCTGCAGATACTAGCGCTCCTGCGCCGTCTGTCTCGCTGATGAACCGGATTGCACGAGCGAAGAAGGTGGCCCGCGCCTGTGGTGCTGCTACAAATGGAGAAGAGTGGATACAGATGCTCAAGGATCTCGGCATCGAGGAGGTCACCGATCAAACCATTATTCCACTCAATCTGTATCTCAGAGCAAGGGAATGCAAGGCGGCTACTAGCATGGATGGCTGGAAGGCGCTCATCAAGGAATTGAATATTAGCTCGCTCGATAACGAAGAGGACCTGATTGTCCTCAACATGTACCTCGAATCCAAAGAGGATCAATAACGTGGAGAAGTTGCGCCTGTTGTCTCTCTGCTCAGGTATTGGCGGGGCGGACCTTTCCGCTGAGTGGACCGGGGAAATAGAAGTGGTGGGCCAGGTCGAGATTGATCCTTTTTGTCAGTCGGTGCTGGCGAAGCATTGGCCTGATGTCAAACGGATGAGTGATATTCGAGAGGTAAATGGTGATGAGTTTGGAGCAATCGATCTTCTCGCTGCGGGAATCCCTTGCCAGGGTAATTCACTCGCTGGTAAACGGCAGGGTGCAGCCGATGAGAGGAACCTCTGGCCTGAGACGAGACGGATCATCGGCGCAGCTCGACCACGATGGGTTGTGGTTGAAAACGTGGTCGGATTACTCTCAGTTGACGATGGACAACTCTTTGCCACCATTCTCTCTGACCTGGACCAGATGGGGTATCGTGCTGGATGGATGGTATACGGGGCTAGTGAGGTCGGCGCCCCGCATCAGCGTGAACGAGTCTTCCTGGTGGCCCACTTATCTGGCATCGGAAGCAGAGCATGGAGGCCCGAATCAGCGGGCCTCGTCAGGGAAACCGACATTGACAGCAATGGCACGAGCGACGTGGTCCACTCCGACAGCGATAGACAGTGGATCGGGCAGGGTCAACAAGAGCGACAGTCCCGCAGCGTCGGTCCGACCGACGCTGGCCATGATGGCACGAAAGGATCTCTGGCCTACACCAGCAGCTCAGGATGGCAAGAACGCGATGCTGCCCCCGTCTCAACAGGACCGGGACACGCTGCCTGGCGCAAGATTGCGCCAGGCAGCCAGGTGGCCGACACCCAACACAGGGGATGCGAATGGCGGAGCGAGCACACAGACCAATCAGGTGCAACTGTGCTACGTAGCGGCGCCACAGCCAGGGCAGAACCTCAATCCAGCATGGGTGGAAACACTGATGGGCTTTCCGATCGGGTGGACGGATGTTGGCCCGCAGGTCCTGACACCGCGCAGGAGGCATGGGAGCCGCCGCGCACGATTACAGGGAGGACACTCCCCAATCGAACAAACAGGCTGAAGGCATTAGGCAATGCCATCGTGCCTCAGCAAATTTACCCGATTTTTGAATGCATAGTAGCAATAGAAAGGCGAAATGATGCAAGCTACACAGAACGAACTGTTAACCGTTCATGAAGTGGCCGAGGTGCTACGCGTCGATGACACGACCGTGAGACGCTGGATCAAGAATGGCGTGCTGGAGGCGGTACGCTTGCCTCATGTCAATGCACGAGAGCAGTATCGTATTCGGCTGACAACACTTGAGAAGTTGCTCAAGACGAAGTAAGGAGGCTTGCCACATGGTCACGCTAGCGCCTGCATTTACCGTTACATTCGAGGTCCTCGATCCCTGGTGTGCGACTCTCTCTCTCAGATGCCACTGCGCGCACAGTGATCATATACGAATTATTCATGATACTTCGCCCATTGTTCGTGACTATGACCTGGATGGAGACGAATGCCTATCAGCTCTGCAGGTCACACCCGGCGAGGCCCTGATGATCATGGTGACGGACGGGAGCGAAAGAGTTATCGGAGGTGGCTTGTATGGCGTCCAGATTGGCAACAAGGCACCGTATACGCAGGTCCTGGTAGAATTGTCTCCCTCTTCTGTCGAGATTCGCCAGTCCAATGAGGAGACTGAGGAGGCAGTGTCATGATGAGACCGAAAGCTCTATCAGTCCCCACATTGATGTTGATGCAGCCAGAGCGGGCAACGGTCCCGCTTGAGCAGACAGAGCAGGAGTCGTGCCGCCTGGCGTTGCGTGCGCTGTATCTGGTGGTCTCGCAGTTCTACGCGGATCATCGGTCCATTCCGATGCCACCAGAGGCCAGAGTGACATTGATGGGCTGGTATAAGGATATCCATCGTACGGACGTGAATCATCGTGATGTTCTGCAGGAGGCGGTACGGATCATTAGCCCAAAATTCATCTCTTGCGAGATGACGGTGGCCACCGCGCTGACGCAGGCGCGACTGGCGTTGCTGGGAGAGGTGAGGCGATGAAGAAACGATGGGCAAGAGGCGAGAAGGCATTTGCCAAGATCAATGGTAAGTCTATCGCTGCGGTGGTTCTGGACGCAGCGGATAGCAGTCGTGGGGATTACCAGCAGTGCAAGATCAGGATTGCTGAGGAGAATCATCTGGGTGGAGGAATGCTGACCAGTGTCTACCCGAAACCAGTGCAATCGTACCGGCTCAAGAGCAGGGCAACGATTATTGCTGAGTTGGGCGAGAAGGAAGAGCTGCTGTGACTGATACATTCACCTCCCTCGTCCACGCTTCCCTGAAGGAGTTTGGTCATCTCCTGCGTGAAGTCTGCCAAGTAGCAGGATTTACACAAGCCAAGCTCTCCCGAGAAGCAGAGGATGAGCGATTGCGGTTGATTGAGAGTGGAGACCTCAATCCATATGATCCCTGCACGACGGATCAGATCACTCTTGCGAGAGTGATGGCAGGCCTCCAAGAGCCAAACAGTTACCAGGTCTATGTGTGGCTCAAGGTGTTGAGGGAGCACTTTGAGAGTGAGCGGTTTGCTCAGATATGTCAAGATTTGGGTCTTCCGCTTCCAACGTTCTCTAAGGAACTAGAAGCGGAACTGTGGAGGCTCTCAAATAGGCAGACTCCAGATGAGCTACGCCAGGTCTATGAGTGGAGCAAGGATGTGAAGTTGATCATTATAGGCGAGAAGGAGGAGCTATGACGGAGCAGCAAGCGAGCATGCTCAAAGAGCAGATTGCAGCAGAGATGCCCGATGTGCGGGCAGCTATCACTCACAGTGCGCATGGAGGCAGTGCGCGCTATGGGTGGGCATTGAAGCTCAAGAATGAGAAGCTGAACCGTAGTCTGCGCATCCTGAATGCTGATCAGTGGGAGGGCGTCAAGGAAGCGTGGCAGGCTTGAGACACACCAACGGCCCGAGTGAAGGAGTCTCGGTCCGCCAGTGCGAATTGATATGATCTGATCGTGCGGTATGTGGTGATATGGATCAAAACGTCCTGGGCAAGTATAGCAGGCCTAGAGGCGCAGATCAAGAAGGGAAGAAAGAAGTGAGTTTCAATCATCAGGTGTTTCGCGCCCACCTTCAAGCGGCGCTTCTCCAGAATCATCTTTCTTTGCGAGATGCGGCAAAGCACTCAGGGGTGAGTGCATCCACCCTGAGCCGCCTGGTCAATGGAGAGACACCAGACATGGAAACGTTCGCGGCACTCGTCTCCTGGCTGCGAGCTGATGCAAGGGCATTCTTTGACCACGAGCAGAACGCCATTGAGGATGAGTCTCAGTCCTGGACGATGTTCTACATGGCACTAGAGGCGTTGGATATGCCACAAGGACTCATCAAGATCATCGTTGGAATGATTCACCTCTGGAAGGAGAATAGTCATTGACGATTGCACCCATCACCCCTATCATACACACAGATCCGAGCAGGTCCATTCTGCTCGGCTCTATGTTACTTATATTTATATAGTCCAAACCCAGCCACAGTATAGCACTAACTGGGTGGCGTCTGCTCAGGTGGCGGCACCACCTTGTCAATCACACTCTCCCCTGCTGGCGGTACCTCATCACTCCTCACCCAGGTCTTATTCCCAGGCAGGATCGAGGCGCGTTTTGTCACAGGTGCCACCGCACTGGATATCATCCCCTGCGAGATAGCAGAGAGAGGCGCTGATGAAGACGGGGCAAGCACAGAGAATGGCGAGAGAAAGGTATCGCGTATCCACTGGCGCACTCCTGCCAGTTCTGGCACCGCCATAATGCCGAAGCTCACACCAGCGATGAGCATGATATTGGCAATCCATCCACCGACTAATGAGCGAGTAAAGACTGCCCAAATCGTGGCCACTGTGAAAGTGACAATCACCACAATAGCCGCGTTGATCCACCTGGGCAAGGTATCATGCATGAGCCAGTTGGCAATGACGACGATGAGGAACGGGATGCCTATGGTATAGTTTGCCGGGTCCATATATTCTGTTTGCTTCCTTTAATATTAATGTGGCGCCGAGGCCTTCAACTTGGCGACCTCTGCCCGATACGCCAGCAGCTCCTCACCAATCCACTCGGCGAAGACTCCGTGCTGCTGTGTGTAGCCGAGCATCGTCCAGCGGAAGAGTTGTTGTGATCCGCTCCCGTAGTCAGGGTTGCTGATCTCTAAGGGGCTTTGGCCGTGTTCAGCCTCTATAGGCCAGTTGCCCGCGCTCCATTGGTTTTTAGGGTCGAGAATATATTGGCGGAATCCCATCACGACCGGGATCCCATTGGGCGCGGTCAACGTTTTTCCATCGTCTGTCCACCCTTGTGGAACTCCTGCGCTAATAGGTCCTGGATTTGCCCCTAAATCGCGCCACAATGAATCCCAGTCATAGTTGCCTGGGCAATCCGATCGATTAGCTGGGTCCATTGAAAAGTGCCCTGTAATGCCTCCTAGCGCGTCCGCTTTCCTTTTCGGGATGCCCCACTTGTCGCAGATATCATTGATGAGTCCAAAGCTTGCTGCTTGTTGTGCTGGCGTTAAGGGATCGCTGTTATCGTCATGTGGTTTCACATGCTCGATACTGATGGTAATCAAGTTCGGGTTCGGGTAACCGCTTAATGCAGGGGAAGCATCCCACCAGGCATCATGGTGGATTCGGTCGCCGCTTGTGCCTGAAGGCCCGCTGATAGGACCGTTGCCCCATGCGGTATCTTCCTCCTTCACACAACAGACGACCGTGCCGTCCTGACCGATGATGTAATGAGCACTGACCTGACTAGAAGGGTTCTCAAACCATTTGGCGATATTCTGAGCTGAAGTTCCCCCGGCGGTGCCATGCAGAATAATGTAGCGTGGTTTGGCGCCGAAACGTCCTGCCCAGAAATTTGGAGATGGCATAAAAGTGACAGTCTGCATAAAGCGCTCCTTGCAAGTGTACAAACTATGAACAATCATTCACATTATAGAGATCGATAAGGGTGCTGTATAGATCAGGGACTAGACGCCTGGGAGTCCAATACCGCCAGCTTGTCGAGAACCTTGCGGCCGATGATCAGATAATGCCCGGCAATGACCAGGATGAGGAGCGTTTTGATGACGATCTTGATGATGAGGATGTGGAGATTAGTTGCTTCCGCCTGCTGTTGAATGAGAATAGCAAGCTGAGCCATGGTGATGCTATAGGGATACTCATGCATCATCACAATGTTGATCTGTATCGGATCAACAGGACCATCAGGATGGGCGAGGATGACTTTGAGGGCGGTCACAAGAGGAACGTAGTCAGATTGTGCCCGTTGGAGCAGTTGTTTGACCTCATCCGATGGATTGTCAGGCAGGCCAAGTGAAGCGTCTCCTTTGAGAAGCCCGTTTTGCGTCTGCTGGAGACCAGGCAGAATCGTCTGGAGATCGCTCACCGCCTGGGAGTGATAGGTGGCAGGTCTATAGGCAAGAATAAGGGTATCCTTTGCCAAATACTCATCGCGTGCTACCTGTAGCCACGCCTGCTGCTCAATCACCAAGTCATCATTGCTAGTGATAAACGGGTAGAGATCAAAGCCGATAAGCATGAATAAGAGGAGGAGCATTGTTGCAATGACCCAGACAGTGGACGCTCTTTGTACTTCTGCTTTCATGTCTTTCCCTACTTAAAAAAATGGGTAATATAGCCAACAAGCACGCCTGTGACGGTAAGTGATATGGTCGAAAGGACACCTACCAGTATTTTGAAGAACAATTGGGATTGGTTTTTTTGCTGTGCGATATCACGATTTTGCATCTCCGTTCTCAGCGCAGCATCTCGTTTCTGGATATCGTCTTTGAGCAGAGAGACTTCATCCCTCACGATACGCACTTCGTTTTTGACGCCTCCTACCTCATCACCAATATGGCTAGCCGTATCCTGCAAGATCTTCAATTTCAGGTCATTCTCGCGTTCTCGTACATACGCACTCATTTGCTGATTAAAGCCAGCAACGGTACGCTCAAGAGCGTCTACACGGAACAGTAAGAGGGTAATCTGATCTTGTGGCGGCGATGTGCTCATTGCGTCTCCATTAGCTCAGCACTAGCGAATATGACCAAATGACTTACGCTTGACACTGCCAGAGGCCCTGCAAGAACGTTCGTTGATTGGCTGTCCCGCTGTCCACCACCAGGCGGATCTCATAGATCCCGGTCGTGCCTACGTCAGCCGCACTGGGCGCGTAGATGATTGAGGCCGGGTTGCTCCCTGATGCTGCTGTTAGACTACTGAATGTCCCAGTCCCCACTATCACCGCTCGATTGTTGTTAATATCGATGAATTGCAGGGTGAAATCGCTCGTTGTGAGCCCAGTGATATCGAATGCTCCAGAATCTGGCTCGATTAAGAGATCCCAAAATGGTTTTCGATCGCCTTTATACCATCCTGTATTTGGCATACTCTATGCTCCTTTGACGACTGTACTGCCATCGCGACCCGTGGCGACAGCCTTACCATCCCGGCCAACAACGACGGTATTCCCGTCTCGCCCCCGGACGACAAATTGAACGGGTGGCGTCGTTCCCAAAATGATCGTCCCGCCGAACACACGGGGTATGGTAATTACTGCCATCAGCTAAATACTCCTCCATAACCATCCGTGATGATATGATGCGTACTGGGCGGCCCGTAGCCCGGTGTGGTCACGAATGCTCCACCGGTCGAACCATTGAGATAGCCAACCGTGGCGCTCGAAGACTCCTGCAGCTTGATATTGCCGCCCGATGACGAAGCGGTGATGTTGACTAACGCATCCGTATAGAGATGGTCTGATGCTCCAAAGGTGCCAGATGCACTCGCGCTCACCGTACAGGCAAACAGCGTTCTCGTTGTGGTGAGACTCTGCCCGCTGGCCACCATCTTGGCAATAAGGGTATAGACTCCGCCACTATACTGATATGCACGTACATAGACATCTGCCGTACAAGAGCCCGCTGAAAGAGACAGTTCAAGCTTCCCGGTCCACGTTCCCGCCACAAACACTTGCCCCGAAAGCGTACTGGTCGTGTCATCAAACCACCCGTGGCCGCTCGGTGCGGGCTCTGATCCCGCTCCACTCGATGTTGTGCCATTGCCCTGGCTCCAGATCTCAATCCATCCCGTCGTGCCAACAGTCGCATTCGTGTTTTTGTTGACATTGCCCGTCCCAGTCGTCGGATTCTCTAGCAACTGGTCGGCAGTAGAAAGCGTTGCCGATGTTGCTGCCTCTGTCATGTAGACCGTGAGCGCTGTTGCCACAAAACACCTCTACTTGTAGTCAATGTCGATAGAAAGATCATTCGCGCCAATGGCCGTGGTATCCGCATCGGTGATCACGCCGGTCGCGGCCCACGCTATGCCCGTCCCAAGTGCAAGACCAACAGGATAGGCGCGGATCACTGTTCCATTCCCTGGTATCTGCAGTGTTAAGATTGGCGTATCCGTGCCCACGGTAGGGCTGCTTGCCTTGTTATAGAGCTTGAAGTAACGCGCTGACGCATTGGCATTGGAAATTGAAAGTCCGTAGACCATGCCCGCGCTTCCTTTGAGCGAGGTCGCATTTGTACTGGCTGCGGACATCGTATGAGATGGTGTTGATCCTCCTGAAGTGGCTGCTACATCTTGTACCAGCCAGGCCGTCGTATTGGCCGTATTTCCTGGTTGCACGGTCCACGTGCCTGACTGCGAGACAGGGAAAGCGCCCTGGTCGCTGGCCACCACGACGGGGACACTATTGGCTGATGTTGCAGAGCCAAGTGCCAGAACCGTATCGGCATTAGCGCTCTTCTTGACGTAGAGCGACGTTTTGAGAATGCTGTTTGATTGATCCGCACCAAGTGATGTGCCGGTAACCGCCTGAATCGTAGCGGTCGCGTTGAAGTTCGCGGCAGTCGGTGAAAGCGCAATCACGGTATCAGCAGGGGAATCTGGCAGTAAGGCATAGTTTGGCGTGACGGTGCCGGTACCAGTGATCTGCGTAGACAGTTTGATGCGTAGTCCTTGCGCGCCGTTCATGTTCAGGAGGAACGCTTTATTGGTGCTGGCCTGCACGGTATACGGCAGACTTATTTGGGCAAAAGTTGTCGAGGTTGGATCAAGTACACATGAGGCTGGAATCGTTGACCAGTTTGACCCGTCATAACTCACTTCAAACGTGATGGCACCAGCCGTCAATGTGGTCGTCTGTGTCAGTTGAACCAGCACGGCCACGGCACCACTATTCGTAAAGATATTTTGCGTGGCATTGAGCGAAGTCCCACTGCTCCATGCGGAAAGGGCGGCAAGCGCGATCCCTGGGAACGCTCGAACGTTCCCGGCCTGATCAAGTTGGACGGCCATGGCCTGCCCGGTCGTTGGGGCGGGAGCTGATGCATTGTATATGGCCCCTACGGTCACCGCATTGGTCGGCGCTGAGCCTGCTCCAACGGTGCTGTCAACCGTTGCCCCGGTGTTCCCGACGATGCCAACTTTCTGGATACCAGTTGCCGCCGTGGCAACGGTTGACCCTGCAACCTGATTGAGGTTTGTTTGCAGGTTGGTCGCTGTAACGGTGACAGTAGCCGCACTCGCCGCAAGGTTCACGTTGAGGTTATTCGTGTTGGACGGGGTATCTTTGAGCGAGGCCCTGAGCAAACCCGATGTATCCAGAGACAATGGGTTGATGTTGCCCGTTGAGTAGCTGGGCGCGTTGGTCGTCACCGATCCTGCTACCATCAAGTTCTTGATAGTCCCAAGAGCGGTGCCTTGCGCAATGACAGCCCCTGCAATCGTCGCAAGGTTGCCTCCAGACTCTAGCGCAAGGGAGGATGTGTTTAAGTTAGTGCCTGCATTGGCCGTAACCGTACCACTGACTGTGACTGTGGCCGCGCTGGCCGCCAAATTGACATTCAGGTTGTTCGTATTGCTTGGAGTATCCTTCAAGCTGGCGCGCAACAGTCCAGAGGTATCGAGCGAGAGTGGAGAAGTTTGTGCAGTGGTATAGCTGGGCGCATTCGTCGTGACCGCACCCTGGATCAGCGGGCCTTTTTCTCCGCTCGTGGTCGATCCCTGGCTGACCAATATCCCATTCACGGAGGTATCGAGCGCCAGGCTCCCTGATGTTCCAATATTCGCCGTGATGGTTCCTGAGACTGGCTGCGTGACTGCGCTCCCGTCTACTTTGAGCGCATTTGAGGCAGTGACGGCCGCACTATTGCCACCCTGGTTGATGGTTGCGAGCCATGGCGTCGTATTGGCGGTGTTCCCTGGTTGCACCGTCCACGTCCCGGATTGGACAGCGGAAACGTTGAAGTTCGCTGCTGTGGGAGAGAACGCGACGACCGAATCAACCGGATCGTAAGCAAGCAGAGCATAGTAGGGGGTCACGGTGCCAGTGCCGGTGATCTGCGTCGAGAGCTTGATGCGAAGTCCTTGCCATCCGCTGCTGGTGAGAATAAATGCCTTATTGGTGCTTGCTTGCACTGTATAGGGCAGTGATATCTGGGCAAAAGTGGGAGAAGTTGGATCGAGCACACTGCCTGCAGGAGCAGTGACCCAGTTGGTGCCGTCAAAGGTCACTTCGAAGGTGATGGCACCAGCCGTCAATGTGGTCGTTTGATCTAACTGCACGACGACCGCCGGTCCACCGCTATTCGTGAAAATGGTCTGTGTCGCATTCAGTGAGGTGCTGCTATTCCATGCCGCAAGTGTGGTGAGCGCCATGCCGGGGAACGTGCGTATATTGCCTGCTTGGTCTGCTTGCAGTGCCATTGACTGTCCCGATGTGGGAGCTGGGGCCGACGCATTATACACAGATCCGGTAACAATGGCATTCGTGGGTGCGGTGCCTGCGCCTATCGTGCTATCCATGGTCGCGCCAGTATTGCCGACGATGCCAACTTTTTGTACGCCGGTGGCGGCTGTGGCTATGGTCGATCCTGCTATTTGGTTGAGGTTGGTTTGCAGATTGGTCGCTGATACTGGCTGCGTGACGGCAGAACCATCAACTTTGAGTGCGTTTGTTAACTGTGGCTGATCGGTTGCAAGCACCACGCGTAAGGTCCCTGTGCTCTTGGTACCTGAGTTGGTGTCCGTCGTGGTACCAGCAACAGAGGCAAGGTCCATCTGCCCTGCGTAGATGCTGCCTGATGGATTGACGCCCGTTTGCCCGCGCAGTGTGCCAGCAACATTGATGCCTGTATAGTCGGCGCTTGCAGGCACCGCGCTCCCTGTCGCCGCCGCTGCTGCATTGCCTGAGCTTCCTGCTGCGACATTGACGTTGAGATTGCCTGAACCGTCGAGCGATAAGCCAGTCAGGTTCCCGCTTTTGTTCGCTCCGAGATAGGATGCTGAAGCAGGCACAGCAGAGCCAGTTGAACTGATAGAGGCATTATTAAAGTTTCCAGAGGCACTGACGGTCACTGTAGCGGAAGACGCCGCCAGATTGACGTTCAGGTTGTTGGTGTTGGCTGGCGTATCTTTCAGCGAGACGCGTAGGAGACCAGAGGT